TAGTGCTAGGTTAGCCCTTGCTGGCGGAACAATGACAGGAGCACTTACACTTTCAGGTGCACCTACATCAGATCTTCACGCAGCAACAAAGCAGTATGTTGATGGACTTGCTGCTGGAATTAACTTCCACCAACCAGTAGTTGCAGCAACAGCAGGAAACCTTGCTGGTACATACAACAACGGAACCAGCGGTGTTGGCGCAACAATTACAGCAGCATCAAATGCTTCAATTGGAACAATTGATGGAGTATCAGTTTCTGTAGGAAATAGAATTCTTCTTCGTGCACAAACAGACGCAACACAAAATGGTATCTATACAATTACTGCTGTTGGAAGCGGATCTGCTCCATGGCAAATTACTCGTGCTACAGATTCAGACAATAACCCATCAGGAGAACTTGCAAATGGAGATTTCTGTTTCGTAACAGCAGGATCAACAAATGGTTCTAAGGGATTTATTGTAAGCACAGCAGGAACAATTACAATCGGAACTACAGGAATTACATACTCACAGTTTAATGCTTCTGAGGCAATAACTGCTGGTACAAACATTACAAAGACTGGTGCAACAATTGCAGTAGCAGATGCACCAACATTCTCTGGTGCTGTTACAGCATCATCTGGTGTTACATTCTCAGACGGTACACAGACAAAAGAAGGCGTAGTCTCACGTACACCAATCATTGCAAAGACAGACTCTTATACACTTTCAGCACTAACTGAAAGAGATTCTTTGATTGAAGTTGCAAAATCAACAGCAACAACAATTACAATCCCAACAGATGCAACACTAAACTTCCCAATTGGAACATCCCTTGATATCCTTCAGACATCAACTGGACAGGTTACAATTGCAGGTGCAAGCGGAGTAACTGTTAACGCAACACCAGGATTAAAGTTAAGAACTCAATGGTCATCTGCAACTCTCTTTAAGAGAGCAGCAAATACATGGGTTGTCTACGGCGACTTAATGGCGTAATAAAAATTTAAATAGGAAAAAGGAGATTAAAAATGGCAGCAGGTAAAAAAGCAGGAAGACATTCCCAACAAGCAAATGACTTTTTGGAGCCACATGCACCAACGTCAGTAAACGCAACAAACGTACCTTCAGGTCGTGCATTCAATAACGGACGGGCTGATGTAACGTTTTCTTTGCCAGCAAACTCACCTGCTGCTACTTCTTACACAGTAACATCCTCTCCAGGATCGTATACTGTTTCAGGAGCATCTTCTCCATTATCTGTAACTGGTTTACAATCAAATACAGCATACACATTTACAGTTATAGCAACAAATGCAGTTGGAAACTCGCCAGCATCTGCTGCGTCTAATAGCATTACTGCAACAACAGTTCCAGCAACACCATCAGCACCATCAGCATCTTCTCCAGGAGCAGGATATGATCGTGTTACATGGAATGCTCCAGCAAATGGTGGTAGTGCAATTACTAACTATCGTTGGACAGCATCTGATGGAAAAGCAGGAGATACTGCTTCAACATCTGTTGACGTTGGACAAGAGCAAGGAACTGCACAGACATATACTGTTAGAGCAGACAATGCAAATGGTCAATCTGGAACATCTAGTGCATCAAACAACGTAACTACAACATTTTCGTTTGCACCATTCGGTGCTTTCGGTGCTTTCGGTGCCTTCGGTGCTTTTGGAGCCTTCGGTGCTTTTGGAGCCTTCGGTGCTTTTGGAGCATGGTCTGACTCTATTGAAATTAATACAAATGTTCTAACACCAGAAGGATATAAGACTATTGGAGAATTAGTAGTAGGAGATAAGTTAATGGCTCTTAATATTCCAAATGAAGACAACACCTCTTGGCTATCTTGGTCTGCTCAAGACCTATCACTTTCAAATGATATGCTAGTAGAAACAACAGTAACTATACGTGAAGAAGGAGAATCTGATACATTTATTTATATAGATGGAGATCTCTTTGTTAGAACACACTATATCCTAACTAAAAAAGATGGATTGGTAAAGTTTGTAAGCGTTGCAGAAATAGATAACACATATGAGAGATACTCTTATTTAGATGCTGGATTTGTTCAAATCGAAACAGTAGAAGAAATTGTATCTAAAAATAAGAAAATATCTATTAACTGCGAACCGTATGATAACTTCTTTACTGAGAACATGCTTGTGTTTGACCGTCGAGACAACTAATGTTATAATTGGTTATGTCAAAAAACAAGCCATCTAAAATAAAATTTATCAATACTAGCCCCAGGATGAAGGATATATTTCCAACACCTTCTCCAGCAATAAAAGATATACCATCCTGGTATAAAAAAATTGAGGGGTTCTATAACTCTGACAGTACTCCTAATAATGGAAATCAAAACATAACCGTAAAAAGATGTGTCGCATTTCTTGATATTTTATCAAGTGGTTATATAATAAAGGCACCATTTGATATCTATATAGACACAACAGAAGGAAAGCAAGTGTTTGATATACCACAAGCCATGAAATCTTTAGGCCAGATTGGATCTAAAATGATTATTGGAAGTCATGATATTAAACAGGTTGATGGATATCCATTTGACAAGGACCAGTATATAGAATATTTATTTAGAGTAAACCTTATGTGGGTTGTTGAAACAGATCCAGGATTTAGCACACTATTCATTCAACCACAACATCATGATCTAAGTCCTCTTTATGCAATATCTGCGGTAATTGATACAGATGGCTATCCATCTAATGGTCTTTTTTCATTTTTAGTTAAAAAAGATTTTAAAGGTTTCATTGCAAAAGGAACACCATTAATTCAAGCAATTCCATTTAAACGAATAAACTTTGAATCAGAAATTATTGAAACAGAAGAAGGAAACCAGAATCTTAGAAAAGCAAGCATACTTGTTAGAACTGTTTTTAATTCTGGATATAAAAAGTTTTTTTGGAAGAAAAAAACATATAGATAATTTTTTTTGCAAAACTCTATACTATAACTTTAGGTAGAGTTTTGTTTTTTATAAAACTCTGCTATACTTAACACTTAATCCGTTTTTGAAAGGACGATATAAATGTCAGATTTTTTTAGTTTTAAACTTCCAGAAGAATTTATAGAAAAATACAAAGCGCAAGAAAGCCCTTTTGGTTTTAAAGATGCAGCAGAAAACTCACTTGGAGAAATTACTTTTATTCGTACATATTCTAGAATGAAGGAAGATGGAACTAAAGAAAGATGGCATGAAGTTTGTCGTCGTGTAATCGAGGGTATGTATTCAGTTCAGAAGAATCATGCTAAAGAAAATCGTTTACCTTGGAATGACTATAAAGCACAGAAATCTGCACAAGAAGCATTCCAAAGAATGTTTGAATTAAAGTGGACACCACCAGGACGAGGCATGTGGGCATTTGGAACTCCTATGACTATGGAGAAAAAAAACTCAGCAGCACTACAAAACTGTGCAATGGTATCTACCAAGGACCTTGATAAGAATGATCCAGGAGCATTATTTGCTTGGGTTATGGATGCTCTTATGCTTGGCATTGGTGTAGGGTTTGATACAGTAGGACAGGATAAAAATTTCTCAATCTATACCCCAACAGAGCCAGAAGAGATATTTGAAATTCCAGACACTCGTGAAGGATGGGTAGAGTCAGTTAGACTTCTAATCAATTCATACCTTAGAGCAAATCAAAGCATTCAGAAATTTAATTATGATTTGATCAGACCTCTTGGAGCACCGATTAAAGGCTTTGGAGGCGTTGCATCAGGACCTGCACCTCTTGTCAAGTTGCATGATCAGATAGATCGTGTAATCGGCTCCAGAGGCGGAGAAACACTAGACTCTCGTGCTATTGTAGACTTGGTAAACCTTATTGGCACATGCGTTGTGTCAGGCAATGTTCGTAGATCAGCAACACTTGCTTTGGGTACTGCAGGCGATGAAACATTCATGAATCTAAAGAATTCAGAGATGTTTCCAGAACGTAATTCATTTGATCCAGAGAATCCAGGTTGGGCTTGGATGTCTAATAATTCTATTTCAGCAGAAGTAGGAACAAAGTATGAAGACTATGTAGACTTAGTTACAGAAAACGGAGAACCAGGTTTTATCTGGCTTGATGTTGCTCGTAATTATGGAAGACTAAAGGATGTGCCAGACGGTAAAGATTATCGTGTGATGGGATTTAACCCATGTGCTGAGCAGCCATTAGAATCATACGAACTATGTACACTTGTAGAAGTGCACTTAAATCGTCATGAATCTAAGGAAGACTTCTTGCGTACCCTTAAGTTTGCATATTTGTATGGAAAGACAGTAACACTTGTTCCAACACATTGGCCACAAACAAACGGCATTATGCAACGCAATCGTCGTATTGGTACATCGCTAACAGGTATTGCGTCATTTGCAGACCAAAAAGGTTTGCCAATTGTTCGTGAGTGGATGGACGAAGGATACAATAAAATCCGTCATTATGATCACAAATATTCAGAATGGTTATGTGTTCGTGAATCAATTCGTGTAACAACAGTTAAGCCATCAGGATCAGTTTCAATTCTTTCTGGTGCAACTCCTGGAGTTCACTGGGGACCTGGAGGAAATTTCTTTCTTCGTGCAGTTAGATTTGGGAATACAGATCCAATGATACATTTATTCAAAGCAGCGGGGTACACAATTGAAGATGACGTAGTATCAGCAAACACATCAGTGGTTTACTTCCCAATTAAGTCAGGTCATCCACGATCTGAAAAAGATGTAACTTTATTTGAAAAGATTGCACTTGCTGCAACTGCTCAAAAATATTGGTCTGATAATGGAGTTTCTGTAACATTATCTTTTGATAAAGAAACAGAATCAAAGCATGTTGTTCCAGCACTTCATATGTATGAGGGACAACTAAAGGCAGTATCATTTTTACCAATGGGAAATACTGTCTATCCTCAACAACCATATACTCAGATTACTGAAGATAAATATGAGTCATATATTGGCAAATTAAAGCATATTGACTTTAGCGCAATTTACGACGGTGTAGATAATCTTGAGTCTGAAGGAGAGATGTATTGCACCACAGATTATTGTGAGATTAAAATAAACAAGTAGTCTTCTGTGGTAAAATAGACTATCATGTCTAGTCCATCAAATTTATATGCAGAAAAAGTGTTTGCAGAACACCCAACTGTATTGTGGGCGCTAGACGACAAAGCAGACTATATTTCTCTTATATCTGAACAACAAAGATCTGTATATTCTTGGGAAATTTCTGGTGGAGCGGCAAGCAATTTTACAGAGGCTATAGATGAACCATTTACCAATAGTTCTGTTACAAAAATTCTAGGTAATTTAACTACAGAAGATTTTGGTGAGATTGTATGTATAAGCAATGACCTAGTAAACTTTTCAGAATTAAATTCTTACATGTCAACATTTTCTGTAGGAGCATATATTTATTCAATTAGTTCTTATATTTCTAGCATTGAAATTGGATACGAATATTATGACACAACAACAGGAACAAATATTCAAAAATTAAAAAACTACAACACATCTGTCTCTAATAATTGGATGTTTGTATCTGAAACATTTGACATACCAGATGAAAATACAACCTTTAGAGTTGTATTAAAGATAAGATATCTTGGTAATGGATCATCTATAAATGACTATGCTTTTTTATTTAATGGAGTTAGTGTTGGTCAATGGTCAGAAGATTTTCATTCTTCATCACTTGGTATTTCAAAAATATCTCTACCAACATCAATACCGCTAACAGCAACGTCTGTTATAGAGGCTAAATCCTATGGACTAAAAGAAACTCCTGGTTATTATTTTATTTCAAACAATGCTTTAGTAGCAAAAAATTCTGGAATACCCCTTGTTTATGGTTCAGGAAACACAACAATTCTTAGTGAAAACGGAAATTCTCCATCATTAATTATTCCTGGATTTGGTTTTTTAAATGAAAATGGAAAATTTAAAGAGTATACATTAGAAATGTGGATGAGAATAAACTCAGACTCACCAACTAAAAAAAGAATTTGTGGCCCAATTAAATCTAACGATGGAATATACGTTGACGGTCCTTTTATAACATTAAAGATTGGTAAAAATTATTCTTCTCATTATATTGGGGAGTGGACAAGGCCAATGCTTATACACATAAGAATAACTAATAATTCTGCAAGTTTACTAATAAATGGAGAACAGGTAATATCTTTAAATTTTATAACAGACGGACTATCTTTTCCAGAAAAGTATGACGAAGATGGTAAAGATCAAGATTGGATAGGATTTTATGCGTATGAGGATGTATATCCAATAGAGGTTGATTGTGTTGCAATATACCCTTATCAGGTTCCAGCATTAGTAGCAAAAAGAAGGTTTGTTTATGGTCAGGGAGTAGAAGTTCCAGAAAACATTAATGCATCTTACAGCGGAACATCTATGTTTATTGATTATGCTTTTGCTGATTATACAAAAAATTATTCTTATCCAGATCTAGTTAAATGGTCAGACGCTTCTATAGATAATCTTAATACTTCATCAAACTATTTGTCATGCCCAGATTATTATTTACCAGAATTATTTTTTAGCAATAAAACTAGTCAAGATTTTTATAATGATTCATATCTTTTGCCAAACGAAAGCAACCTTTATGTAAAAATGAGACCGTCTGCTTCCTGGAATGACACAAATGGATATATGCTTTTTGATAAGTTAAATGTGACTAACAATGAGATTAAATGTTTTTACGGAGTGTTTAAAATATTATCTGCTCCAACATCAAATCAAACTTTTTTTAAAATAGAAGACGAATCAACAAATAATAGTTTCTCTATTGAGTTAAAGCCAAATCTAGAGATTGAGTATAAGTTAAAATTTAATACATTAGAAGAGGTTATATATAAAACAACTACAGCAAGAATTGGAGAAGAACTTACAGTAGGACTTGATATTTCTAAATTTACAGAAAATTATGGAAGTAGTGCTAGTTTATTTTTTGGAAATCGTGCATCGTTAAAATTATATGTTGGTGGAAGCAAAGAGTTGAATAAAACATTTACTGGAAACATATATAAAGTTGGATTTTCTACAGAAAGAAATTATCTTTATATAGCAGAATTGTTTAATGAATCTGGTGTGCCAGTACAATTTGAAGATGTGTTTAATACGTTTGGACAATATATTGATTATGATGCTGGTGAGTATCAGGGAGCAAGTTCAGATTTTTGGAACTACGTTTTAGATGGGGGATCACCTGCTCAATATTCTTCTGTTAAATTGATTAACCATATTGCAAGTTATACACTAAGCCCAAAAAAATATTTTGAAACATTTACTTTAGATATAGATATAGACGGATATTGGGAAGATAAGGTTGCTCTTAGACATTTTGCTCAGTATGTATTAGATGCCAAAGGTAATGAACAATATGATTTAGACTTTCTTCAATTTAATATAAACTATCCATCTCCATCAAAATATAAAGAGCAAGAAACTTCATCTGAATTGGGATGGAGTTATCAAGAATTACAAGCAGAATATCAAAGCCCAATTCAAAGAGGTTATGACTCTTTAGATAATCAACTATATACAGGATATAACGACTACCAAGACCTTGCAAATAAATCTACAAAAAGTTATAAGTACGATACCTCAAATTCTCTTGTAAAATCCTATGTAACATTTCAATACCTTGAAAATACATCTACTAACGCAGAGTCATTTTTTACAACAACAGAACTTGCACCTAAAAACGGTATCGTAAATCCAGTAGGCAATTGGATTAATACAAAATATGAAATAGTTGATGGAATGCTAATTTACCCTCCAACTGGAATAGACTTTAATGACTTGTATGTTGTTCTTCACTTAAACTTTAAAGTTCTTGGAATATTAAATAAACCTATTAATATTAGAAGTTTGCAACTTGCTTCTCAAGCATACAATGATTCTTCTGCTAATCCTATTGGAACTAGATTTGGTGTTCCTGTTTATCCGTACAAAAAATCTGGAATTTATTATGATTATAAAGGAGTTAATCCATACACAATTTACAAGGGTACATCTCCGTACCTTTACTTAACAAAAAGTTCTGGATTACAAATAAAGGGAACGTATGATCCGCTTATAGACCGTGGATTAGCAATTCCAATTAATTCAAATCAGTCTAGCAATTATAAAGTAATGGCTATGCAAGCAGCAATTAGATACGATCAAGATTTTTTCCCTTTTGCTCCAACACAAATTTTTGAAATAGAAAGTAAAGGCAATAGACTAAAGATATTTATGGTTGCAAACCATCCAGAAGGAAAGAGAGCAAAAATCTATGCAGTAAATGCAAACACTGGTCAAATTGAAGACGGTATTGGTTTTTATTGGAATGGAAATATTGTTAAAGAACCAAATATTACAGTACGTGAATGGGGAATGTTAGGTATTTCGTTTTCAAGCCTATTAGATTTTTCAAATTATGTTGGATCAATTAAGATAACTGGCCCAATCTTAGTTAATCTAGTTTCCCATTATAAGTCAACAAATCTCCAAGAAGTCCAAAATATTACAGTGCGACCATGGTTTAAAATAAAATTTAACGGTCCCTTAACCTTAGATTGGGAATACTGGAATCCAGCATATATTTGGCAAGGGGTTTTAATCTTATCAACAACCTCTTATTATGGAGTAAATCCAGGAGATATTTATAAGAGTTACGCTGGAACAAACAAGTTTATAGTTGATGATACAAGGCTTTTTAGGTTAAATAATTACCAATATTCTTTTGATACAGAAATATCTTGGCAGTCATCAACCGAAAATGCCATCTAGTATGGTATACTTGTTGACATGAATAACCAAGATACAAAGAAAAAGCGTAAAGCATTGCCACGAATGAAAGGGCAAGTAGGAGAATCCCGTGTAAAAGTTATTGAAAAACATTACGAGTGGGGTCTTTATGTATACAAAAAGGCTAACGGAAAATGGTTTACAGATGGCACTGGTTCTGTTTTAAATATTGAGTCTCAAAAAGGCGACATACTTCAAATTTCAAAACTAAAAGATGCTGCTAAATATTACGGGGATGAAGGAGATGGAACTTGCGTATTTGTTCCAGGACTAACGAGAATCTCAGAAGAAGAATACTCTGAGCAAAAACAAAGGCTATCAGAAGGATTGATTCCTTCAATGAATGATCTTGGTGCAGTTCAAGCAGCCAAAGACACTATTGCAAAATATGGAAATGACGACTAATGAGTGAAGACAAAGATTTTATTATAAGAGCAAAAACTGATAATCTTTTACCAGAAGATGATACTTTTACAAAACAAGATCCATTTAATCAAACATGGGATATTGTTAAAGATTTACAGGGTCTAGACAATAACTTTAAAAGAAGAACTTCTAGACTAGTAAAAACAGAAGCATCACAAACATATCTTAATAATTCAAGAGCGGAAAGCGTTGGAATAGACGGAGCAAGGTCTAAAGAAATTAATTCAGGAACTGTTTACAGAAATGCATACGGATTATTTGATGTAATTACTCCACCATGGAATTTATATGAACTTGCAAGTTTTTATGATACTTCATTTGCAAACCATGCTGCAATTGATGCAAAGGTTGAAAACATTGTTGGTCTTGGTTATGAGTTTAAAATTTCAAAAAGAACTATGCTTAAGTTGGAAGCATCTGAACCAAAGACTTCTGAAAATGCAAGAAAAAGAATTGAAAGAGCAAAAATTGAAATAACTGATTGGCTTGAATCTTTAAATGATGAAGATTCTTTTACTACAACAATGGAAAAAGTTTTTACTGACCTTCAATCAACAGGAAATGGTTACCTTGAAATTGGAAGAACTACTCGTGGAGAGATTGGTTATGTTGGTCATATTCCATCAACGACTATGAGAGTACGCAGACTTCGTGATGGCTTTGTTCAAGTAATTGCAAATAAGGTTGTTTATTTTCGTAATTTTGGAGCAAATAATTCAAACCCACTTGGAACAGATCCAAGACCAAATGAGATTATTCATTTTAAAGAATACTCTCCACTAAATACTTTTTATGGAGTGCCAGACATAATGTCTGCAATTGGTTCATTACATGGAGATCAACTTGCATCACAATATAATATTGATTATTTCCAAAACAAAGCAACACCAAGATATGTTGTAACTTTAAAGGGTGCCAAATTATCTGCAGAAGCAGAAGACAAAATGTTCAGATTTTTGCAAACAGGGCTTAAAGGCCAGAACCACAGAACTCTTTATATTCCATTGCCAGGAGACTCTGACACTAACAAGGTAGAGTTTAAAATGGATCCAGTTGAAAATGGTGTGCAAGAAGCATCATTTAAAGAATATAGAAAACAAAATCGTGACGACATTCTTGTTGCACACCAGGTACCACTTTCTAAAATTGGTGGATCTGATTCATCTGCAATCGCTGCTGCGCTTTCTCAAGACCGTACATTCAAAGAGCAAGTTGCTAGACCAGCACAAAGAAATCTTGAGAAAATGATCAATAAGATCATAAAAGAAAAGACAGATATTCTTGAATTTAAGTTTAACGAGTTAACTCTTACTGATGAAATTGCTCAGTCACAAATTATTGAAAGACTTGTGAAGACACAGGTAATGATGCCTAATGAGGGTAGAGAACTTTTAGGTCTACCACAAATAGAAGGTGGTAACGAGCCTTTTGATCCAAAGCCTCAAGATACAGCAAATAATAATGCAAATAGGGCACGAGATTCTCAAAGAACTAGCAATCAGTCCGATGGAGTAGCCACTGTAAGTGGAAGAAATCCAAAGGGTGAAGGTAGAAAATTTGACGATATGGTCAAATTGTCCGATTTGTAATATATTACTAAAAACGGGTATATAATATAATGGTGATTAATATATCCAAAGCCCATTGGAATTCAGATGGGGAAAATCTTCGTTTGTCAATGCCTTTTAGTAAGGTAGACAAAGAGCGTAGAATCGTATCTGGATTTGCATCTTTAGACAATGTTGATAAGCAAGATGACATTGTAACAGCAGAAGCATCAATGGAAGCGTTTGCAAAATTTCGTGGCAACATTAGAGAAATGCATCAGCCATTAGCAGTAGGCAAAATGGTAAACTTTAAAGCAGAAAAATATTTTGATCCAGAATCAAAGAAATTTTATAATGGAGTATTTGTATCTGCATATGTTTCAAAAGGTGCACAAGATACTTGGGAAAAAGTTCTAGATGGAACCCTTGCTGGTTTTTCTATTGGTGGAAAAATGAATAAGTGGGACGATGGTTATGATGAAAAGTTAGACAAACAAATTAGAATTATTAAGCAATATGATTTAGTTGAGTTGAGTCTTGTAGATTCCCCAGCAAATCAGTTTGCAAACATTGTATCTGTTGAAAAGGTTGATGGAGTAAATATTATTAAAGGTGATGAAACAGTTTTAGAAAATGTTTTTTATGATAAAGAATCAGGAATAGTTATGGTTTCAGAAAATGAATTAGAGTTAAGCCCAACTACTGGTGAGCAAATGACAAATATAGGTTTCGTTGAAAAGACAGATAACGAAAAAGTAACAATGATAAAATTCTTAGTTGATAGTGCTAAAGGCATTAATACTTCTAAGATTAACAAGGAGGTACAACCTATGACACAAAATACAGAAGCAGTTGCAGAAATTATTGAAACAAAAGCAGCAGTAGAAGTAATAAAGTCAGAGGTCGCTCCAGAGGTTGATGCCATTGTTGAAACACCTACAGAAGAAGTTGCAAAGTCTGAAGAGACTCCTGCAGTTGATGTAGTTGAAGAAACAATAGAGGTATCTAAATCAGATGAAACAACTGTTAATTCAGTTGAAGAAATCAAGAATACCCTAGAATCAGCCTTTAGCGATCTAGTTTCAAAGGTCAACTCTTTGCAGGCAGAAGTAGAAATGCTTAAGTCTTCAAAGGTAGATGTTGAAACAGCAAAACAATCATTTGAGGCAGTTGCAAAAGATATTGCAACAGCAACAAATACATTTAACGAATTTGGTAAGCGTGTGGAACTTGTAGAGCAAGACACTGCTTTCCGAAAGTCTGGCGATCTCGGCGAGATAGTACAGAATCAGCCTGAAACGGTTGAAAAATCCCTATGGGGCGGTAGTTTCCTCAAAACAGCCGATCTATTCATTTAGAAAAAATCACAGGAGGTGACAATATGTCGGAACAAAATATAGAAAAGAACCAGCCAGGTACTTCAGGTAACCTAGGCGGAACCACACCAGGTTTGTATCAAGGACAAGGAGCATTTGCTTCAGGTTCAGATGCAGGTTCAAACGTACCAGGTAACTACGAAAATGGTGGTGTATTGGGTAATATCCCAACAGCACTAGCAGGATCAGTATCTGGACCAAACGCAGTAAATCCTTCAGGTGAGGCTGGATCAGGTATCCTACGCCCAGAGCAAGCACGTCGTTTTATTGACTACGTGTGGGATGCTACCATTCTCGCCCAAGATGGCCGTCGTGTTACTATGAGAGCCAATACAATGGAACTCGAAAAGGTAAACGTTGGAGAGCGTGTAATTCGTGCAGCAGCACAAGCAGTTGGCGACTACACAAACGCAGGAGCAACATTCTCAAAGGTTGAATTGACTACAAAGAAAATTCGTCTTGACTGGGAAGTTTCTGCAGAAGCACTAGAAGATAACATCGAAGGTGCACAATTAGAAGATCACATTGTTCGCTTGATGACAAACGCTTTCGGTAATGATATCGAAGACCTTGCAATCAACGGAACAGGTGCAGGATCAGACGCATTCCTTTCAATTATGGAAGGTTTCGTAAACCGTGTTAAGACTGATGGATTTGCAAATGAAGCAGTTGTAACAGTTGCAGATAACACATGGTCAACAGACGCAATGCAGAAGATCATTCTTGCAATGCCACGTAAGTACCGTGCACTTAAGTCAAACCTTAAGTTCTACGCAGGTACAGATGCATTCCAAGGAATCATCAAGAACAACGGTACACTTGCAGACGCAGTAGCAGAAGCATTTGCTAACCGTCCAGCAGGTACTGCTGCAAACCGTCAAGCATACCTTGATGGCGCTGGACAGACATTCGGTGGAGCACGTACAACACGTGTTCTAGGAATTGACGTTCAGGAAGTTCCATACTACCCTGCAGGATATGTCGACTTGACATTCCCTCAGAACCGTGTATGGGGATTTCAAAGAGATATCACTGTTAACCGTGAATACAAGCCAAAGAAAGACACTGTAGAATATACAGTCTTCGTTCGCTTTGGTATTCAATGGGAAGAACAAGATGCTGTCTCATGGGCAGACGCTGCAGCAGAGTAATCTGTAAACAGTAAAAATTAGGGGGAGTAGGAGTTAACGCTCTTACTCCCCTTTATCACTTATAATGATATAATACTAACAAGGAGGAATTATGGAAAACATTAATGAAAATCCAATTGTAGAAGAAACAATATATGAAGCACCAGTTTTTGAAACACCAGTTGTTGAAGAGCCAGTTGCAGAACCTATTGTAGAAACTCCAATTGCAGAAGAAGTTCAAGCAGTAGTTGAGGCACCTGCATATGAGGCACCTGAAGAAGTTCAGGCACTTGGCGCAGTAGAAGAGGGAGTTATTGGAGCAACAACAGCACCAAAGGCATCCCCAAAAAAGAAGAGTACAAAGGCTACTGAAGTTAAAGAAAAAGTAGCAATTTACTCAACAAAAAATGTTACATGGTCAGAAGTAGGCAAGGTTTACCGTGGCTATAATATAGTTGAAAAAGATGCAGCAGACAAGTGGCTTACACGATCACACATTCGCATTGCTACCCCAGAAGAAGTTGCCAAGGAATTTGGTAAATAAATAATGGAGGTTATGAGAGTTCCACCTTATCCAATTATAACTACATGGGATGTTCCACTAGCGAACACTGACTATGTTATTTATATTGAGGATTTGGTGGATCACTCATCTCAAACTATTCCAACAACATCTAATTCAGACTCACAAATACTTTATGTAATACCACAATCACAATTAGAGTTTGACAGAAAGTTTTTATTTAAGGTAATAAATTTGTCAGGAACTACTATTTTAAATGATAACTTAGACATCATTAGACCATATGTTAATGCTAAAGAATTAGGAACAACTGCGTCAGAAATTGCAGAGTATAGAATGCTTGAGTTGGTATCAAGATCAATAATTGATACAATAATCCCAAATGGTTTTTATAATCACAAACAAGTTATCCAGGCGGTTGGTCAAGGAACAGATTATTTTTCTTTATGGCATGATGCAAATAAAATCTTAAAGGTTTATGAAAATAATATTTTAGTTTATGACATTGAAGATCAAGAGAACAATATTTATGATTTTGTAATAACACTAGATAACTCTGCAATACAAAGAGTTGAAAATGAGGCATATAATCGTTCAGAAATGTCGCCTCCAAACCTTCCAATAGGAAGAGGAGATCTTGGATATTATGGATCACGCACAGTTGCTTTCCCAGCAGGATATGATTACACATTTATTGTGTCTACAGGGTATCTAACAATACCATCAGATGTAGAGTATGCAACAAAAACTTTAATAGAAGATATTAAATGTGGGAAACTTGATTATTATAAAAGATATGTAACTGCTTATAATACGGATCAGTTTAGAATTCAGTTTGACAAATCAATTTTTGATGGAACTGGCAATATGCTAGTAGATAAGATATTAGATAAATATTCAAATAATATTCTTAAACCAGGGATAATTTAATGATATGCGAAGAGCCAGATTTTATATTTCCAATGCAAGCCGACATTTATTATCCAAATGTTGAGCAAGGCACATATGGAAATGTTAAAAAAACATGGATTTTAGATAAAACTATTGCTGCTAATTTTAATGCTGTAGGAACAGCAGGAAATGAAGAAGTAAAACCAAATGTAAATATTACACAAAAAACAACTCTTATTGGTAGAGTAAAAACAGACATAAGAATTTCAAGTTTAGATACTCCACATTCAATAACTAACATTATTTTAACAAACGTTCGTGATAAAAATTGTAATTATATTTATACAGAAACAGCAGGACCACGAGCAGGAAAATCTACAATCTTTGAAGTTGCAACACAAGAACCATTTGTAGGGCCCTTTGGTGGCATTGAGTATTACAATTTAGTAGTACGTAGATCTGAAAATCAGGCGGTAGATGTATGAGAGTAAAATTTGACGACAAGGCATTTATTAAAGACATGGACAATATTATTAAATATTCTTATGGATTTCTTGAAGGAGTTCAAACAGGTAAACGCAAACTTTATGAAAGACTTGGACCAGAAATTGTAGAACTTGCTTCACAGTATGTTGATGTAAATGCAAGAGTAACACCAGAACTGCTTCATCATATATATGAATGGGGTAAGTCAGGAAGTCCAAAAGCAAGATTGTTTGACATAGATTACAAAATAAACAATCTTGGAATAACATTTAGTACAGCATTAAAACAGTCATCTTCTATTAAAGATGGATCTAATGTGCCATTTTATGATAAAGCAACAATAATGGAAAAGGGTGTTTCTGTAACTATTCTTCCTAAAAAGGCTAATGCACTTAGGTTTGAAATAAATGGTGAAGAGTTTTATTCCAAGGATGGTGTCGTAGTTGATAGTCCTGGAGGACAGACTAAGGGTCAGTTTGAAAAAGTTATAGATGAGTTTTTTGGAATATATTTCAAGCAATCATTTTTAAGATCAAGTGGATTACAAGATCACTTTAAAAGACCACAAGTGTTTAAGAAAAATATTAAAGCGGGTAAAAAAGGTGGAAGAAGTCTTGGCAGAAAGATTGGTCATGACTGGGTAGCAAATGCAGGGGCTGTATCATAATGGCAGAATCAACATCAACATTTAATACTCCAGTTTTATGGATTAATAAATATCTTCAGGAAAAAATTATTGAATTAGCAGAAGTTCCAATGCCATTTTTTCCTTCTAGGCCAACATCTATAGACGAGTTAACCGAACAATGGATTGTAGTAAATGATGAAAGATATTCGTATGCTGGTGTTATGGCAACATGGGATAGACTTGTTCGTATGCGTAGGTCATCTTTTCCACACATAAAGCAAGAGCAACTTCTTTATTATTTTTACGCAACAGCAGAGGGTGTCACAGAGCAAATGATTCGTGTTCAAGAAGCAGTATTGCGCTTGATGGATCGTGAAGATGAAACAGCAGAAGAAATTAATAAATGGGCAAAGCAAAATGGTCCAATTGATGGCATGGACTGCAAGTTTTTATTCCACAGATTTAGAGTATATCAACTTGAAGAAGTAAGAGATATTATTGACTTTGGCACAGCCCGTACCTATGGCGGTAACAAGATAATCATTGATTTTGAGTATCACCAAGACACAGGTATTGTATAAAAGGGTTGTATAATTACAGATGAGGAAACAAGCCCTTTAATCTAAAAGAAAAAAGAGGTGAAATATATGGCATATACACGTGGTAGTTCAAACGATATTATCGTTGGAGCAGCAGCACTCTTCACATACGAAGATGGCGCACTTGCAGACGCAGACATGCCAGCATACGTAGCAGGCGACTCATACAAGGATACCCTTGCAGATGACGCAGACTTCCGTAATGTTGGATATACAATGAATGGTTTGGAAATTCAATTCCAACCAGATTTTGGCGAGGTAGCAGTAGACCAGGTACTTGACGTTGCTAAGTTATTTAAACAAGGCATGCAGGTAAACCTAAATACTACATTCGCAGAATCAACACTAGAAAATCTTCTATTTTCCTTAGCAGGAAAAGGAACTGATCTAGCAGCAGTTTCATCAAACCCAACCCTTAGACTTTCAGCAGGAGACATCGGAGATGTCCCAGTTGAGCGTGGTTTAATCGCAGTTGGTCCAGGAACTGGAGACGCTTCCATTACTGCTGAGCGTATCTATGTTGCATACCGTGCACTTTCAATTGAAAATGTTACAGTAGCAGCAAAGAGAGACGAAGCAACAATGTTCGAAGTATCATTCCGCCTTCTTCCAAATGATAATGCATCATACGGAAAGATCGTAGATCGTACTTACGTAATAGCGTAATACAACTTAATATATGAGAGGCTCAATCCTTCGGGGTTGGGCCTTTCTGTTTGGTATACTATATAAATGGCTACAGAAGTATATCAAAGTGATTATTTAACTCTTATAGATGGTACAGAGTTATTTATTACACCATTAAAAATAAAATATTTAAGACAGTTTATGGTTGCTTTTGAGTATGTAAAATTAGCAAAAGATGATGATGAAGCAATTAATGCTTTAGTTGAGTGTGCTCGAATATGCATGAAACAATATTATCCAAAAATTTCATTATCAAAAGAACTAGTTGAAGACAGTTTTACATTAAAAGATATTTATCACCTTTTAGATATTGCAGCAGGAATTAAGGTAAATGAAAAATCTAAAGAGCCAGTAAAAAAACAAGCAACAGATAGTGGATCAACTTGGGAAACACTAGACTTAGCAAAACTTGAGTCAGAAGCGTTTTTGCTTGGTATTTGGAAAGACTATGAAGAACTAGAAGAATCTATGTCTATGCCAGAAATAACGTCAACTCTATCTGTTAAAAGAGAGTTAGATTACGCAGAAAAAAAATTCCTTGCAGCAATGCAAGGTGTAGATCTAGATAAACAATCTGGAAAACAAGATGAGTGGGAGGCCATGAAAGCAAGGGTATATAGCAAAGGAGCAACTCAAAATCCTAATGATATACTTGCATTACAAGGACAAAACGCTGCAAATAAAGGTTTTGGAATTGGTATGGGTCTAACCTATGAAAAAATTGACTAGTTTAATAGACTAGTTTGTGATATAATGAACTAACTAAACCAGGGGGAATAATGGCTGAAAAAGCAAATAGAAAGACAGTTACACTAGTAGACGGAACCACATTACAGGTTCAACCACTAAAGATTTCACTACTTCGTCCATTTGTAAAACGATTTAGCGATCTAGCACTTGTTGCAGATGATAACGACAAGTCAATGGACGTATTACTTGACTGCGTACAAATCGCAATGAAACAATACAAACCAGAACTTTTAGAAAATAAGGAATCACTAGAAGACCTTCTAGACCTTCCAACAGTATACGAGATCATTGAGGCCGCATCAGGAAGCGATGTTGCTACAAACAATAATCTTATTGCAACAATCAGCAAGTAGTTTTTAGGGGAGGTGTTATGAAAATTGTCAGACGTAAATGCTAATATAGGCATAAATTTTAATACGGCTGACGCCTTAGCACAATTAAGAACACTTCAGGCTGGTTTAAGCAAGTTTCATCAAACGCTTGCCCAGGGAAACCTTGCAGCAACAAATGCACAAAAAGGTCTTAATGCACAACTTATCCAGTCAGTTAATGCAACTGGAAAGTTTGCTGCATCTCAAGCAAAAGTAGCAACAAGCACTCAATCATTTACGTCTGCTCTTGAGAAAAATAAGTTAAGCATGGGCCAGTACTTTAGGTACACTGCTGCTGCTGCCACGGCAAACACAAAGTCACTAACCAGTATGTTTGCTCAAGAACGAGAAATTATTAACCGTGCACGTAGAGACAGAGTAAAGGCCTTACAGACACAATACATTCAATTGCAAAAAGCAAATGGTGGTTTTGCTGATGCAATAAGAATTATGCCAAAAACTTTAATGATGGCAAACGGCCAATTTACTGAACTTGGAACAAGAATTCAATATGCTGCACAAAGACAGCAATTCCTAAATCAGTTGCTTAAGCAAGGATCAACACAACTTCTAAATTTTGGTAAAAACACTCAGTGGGCTGGTCGCCAGTTGATGGTTGGACTTACAATCCCTCTAGGAATGCTTGGTTCATATGCTGCAAGAACATTTAAAGAAATGGAAGCAGCAACAATAAAGTTTCAACGTGTATATGGAGATGCCTTTACTGATAATGCAACAACAGACATAGCAGTTGAAAATATTAAACGAATTGGTATGGAATATACTAAATTTGGTATTGCAGTTAAAGATACAATGGAAATGGCAGCAACCGCTGCAGCAGCAGGCTTTCAAGGAGCAGCACTTGACGCACAGGTAAAACAGGCAAACAAACTTGCAGTTCTTGGACAGGTAGAACAACAGCAAGCACTAGAAACAACTATATCTTTACAAAATGCATTTGGACTGACAACAGAAGATCTTGCAAAGAAAATTGATTTCCTTAACGCAGTTGAAAACCAGACTGTTCTTTCTATTGAAGATTTAACAATTGCAATTCCTAAAGCAGCACCAGTTGTAAGACAACTTGGTGGAGATGTAGAAGATCTTGCCTTTTTTATGACTGCTATGAAAGAAGGCGGAATTGATGCATCGGAAGGTGCTAACGCATTAAAGTCTGGTCTTGCATCTATGATTAACCCAACAAAGAAAACATCTGAAATGCTTGCAGCAATGGGCATAAATATCAAGGGTATTGTAGAAGGAAATGCTGGAGATCTAAAAGGAACCGTAGTAGGATTAGCAAGAGCCCTAGATGAGTTAGACCCACTAAACCGTGCAAGAGCAATTGAGCAATTGTTTGGTAAGTTCCAGTTTTCAAGAATATCAACATTATTTCAAAACGTAGTAAAAGAAGGAAGCCAAGCCTCAAGAGCCCTTCAACTATCTGGTGCTTCACTTGAAGAGTTAGCCATTATTTCTGAGCGAGAAATGGGAAAGATTGAAGATGCAGTTGGAGTTAAGTTTCAAGCAGCAGTAGAACAATTTAAACAAACTATTATGCCAATAGGAAAACAATTCTTACAAGCATTAACACCAGTTGTTGAATTTATTGGTAAACTATTTGAAAAGTTTAATAACTTATCTGATGGAACTAAAAAGTTTGTAACAATTCTTACAGCAGTCGTTGCTGGAATTGGTCCAATATTCTTGATGACATTTGGTTTGCTTGCAAACGGTCTTGCAAATTTAATTAAGTTATTTGCATTAATTAGAGGTGGAATGGCAAAATTAAATGGTCAAAATAAAGTTTTAGGTGGTGGCTTTGATTATTTAACACAACAAGAAATTGAAAACCTATCATCATCTAATGCGTTACATGGTGCACATTCAAAACTTATTCAGGTATTTAATGTTGAAAACATTGCACTTCAAAAATTAGCAAACTCATATGCAAATGCAGGATCACAAGCCAGAGCCCTTGCAGCATCTTCTCCTGGACTATTTGCATCACCAGGCGCTGCTGCAGCAGTTTCAAAATTACCTGGCGGACAAGGTAGACCAGTTAAACGATATGCAAAAGGAGTATTGCAAGTACCTGGTCCAAAAGGTGCGGGAGATGTACAGGCAGCATTCCTTGCTCCAGGAGAAGCAGTTTTACCAGCAGATGTAACCGCAAAAAATATTGATTTCTTACATGCAATGATGGCTGGAAAGACTCCTGGACATATGGCAGGTTCTATTCCAGAACTATCTCCAGCAGCAAAAAATCAATCACAAATTGAAATGCAAAAGTTCTTTGATTGGTCAGATAATCAAATAGAATCTTCAAACCTAGCCCCACAACTTAAAGGACGATGGAAGAAGTCAGCAGGTCCAGCATTTAGACAAAGTTTAATGGAAAAGATGATTTATGATCCAAGCAGCAAAACATTCTGGACAAACATGGGTGGAACAAATGGAGTCAACCTTGAGCGAATGCAAGAAAGATTTAATTACAGATTTGGAATTGCACCTGATGCACAAACTGGTAAATATGCAAGATCAAACCTATTTAATATTAGTAAATTTTTAAATAACGTTACATCTGGTGGTCAGTCAAAACGTGCTGGAGATATTGCTGCTAATAACCCAAAGGCTAAAAAAGTTTGGGATGAAATAAAAGTAGCAGCATCAAACCCTGCTGGCATTAAGTCAGATAAAACAATTAGAAAGTATACAGATTTCCTTGCTAACATGAAAGACGGATCAGGAAATGACACACAATTAGCAAAAGATTTAAAGTCTAACTCTCCATTAACAAGAAAAACTGCAATGGAATCGATTGATAAAATGTTTAAACTTGATGCGTCCCATGCTCAAGCAGTAAAAGTATATGATAGTTTAGAAGATGCACAATCAGGAAAATCAAGACCAGCATCAAAAAATGAAAAATATTCTCTTGGTCAAATAGGTCCAGATTACAGAGTTGTAAATGAATTTGTTAAAACAAATGACCCAGGAAATAAATCTAGATTTGAAAAAATATTAGAATGGAATAATAAAAGTGGAAACCCGCTTGCAATTGATGCTACACAAAACAAAAATCTCCAGTCTGCAATTCAATCAATTATTAAACAGGGAAATCATCCATTCGATCCACAAAATCAAAAACATGTAAAGGCTCTTGCAGAACTTGAAATAAAAGCAAGAGATTTAATGACAGTCAATCCATCCAAAGCAAAAGGCTTGTCGTTTTTAAGCAAGTCCCCTAGTGCATATATCAATGCAAGACTTACAGATAACATAATGTCTGATAGAATTTCAGATTCTAATTGGTTTAAGAAGATGAATGAAAATAAGATGTTTATGAATACATCTGTTCTTGATAATCAAGGTAGACCAGTAAGAGGCGGACTCGAAACAGTTAGAAAGTCTGAGTATTACTTTGATTCAAAGACTGGTAGATTTATACCTTACACTGGACAAAACACTTCTGCTGTTGCAACTGGTAGAGTAACTGGCAAAGGAACAGAAACAAGAACTCCAGACGCTAGTAAAACTGGAGGGCAGCCAACAGCAACAAGATCTCAGGCAACAGCCTTTGCTGCAAGGCGTGATGCTGGTGACCCAAGATTCCAGGGACTTGGAACTGAGTCTCCACTAAGCAAGAATGCACAAGGAAGAATTATAAATGCTATGCAGGAGCAGGCACGTTTATTAAAACTAAGAAACAACTTATCATCAAGAGAAATAGAACAAGCGCTATCTCAATACAGAAGAAGACTTGTAGTTGCAGAAACAGAAAAAGCAAACGCTCTAATACAAAAACAAACAATGCGTGAGCAGGCAAAAATTGATTCTGAAAGAGTTGTAAATTCTAGGGCTATAGCAAAGCAAGAACGAGCACAAAGACGAATGGCTCTTCAGGAAAAAGTTGGAAGATACTCTGGAGGAGCATCTGCAGCAATGGGTGGAGTTGCTATGGGTGCGATGATGATGGGAGCAGACTCTAAGGTCACTGGAGGCCTATTTGGAGCCTCTGCACTGGCTGGTATGGCTCCAATGCTAACCAACCCATATATTGCTGCTGGAGCGGCTGTAGTGGCTTTGGCTGGATCTTTATGGATGCTTGAAAAATCTGCCAAAAAAACAGCAGAAGCACAATCAAAATTAGTTGATTCAACTTCGGCAACAAGTGAAAGAATGAAGTCTATTGGAGAACTTACTGGTAAGGTTGGTGCTTCAGAAATATATGCACGTAGACGTTCAACCTCAGTATCAGACAGATACACTACTGGTTTTGAAAGAGGGAGTCAGCAGTTTGGTTCTACATTTTTACAAAGCGAAACTGGAAAAGGTGTAATGTCTGGATTTACAGAAAGCATGAAATCTGGAACAGATATTGCTGCCAAACAAATGGCACTACAACTTTCTGCTTACGTTTCAGATGGAATAATGACAGCAGAACAAGCGCATAGTGTTGCAAAACAAATTGGAATTAACTTAAACAATCAAACACTTACTTCTCAAATAAGTGGGCAGTTGTTAGATCTTATAGGTCCATCTGGAGAAGACTTACTAAAGAATCCATTAGAAATAAGAGTAGCGCTAGTTAAAGAGCAAAGAGGTCTTTCTAAACAAATTGGATCTATGTTTAAAAAAGAAATGGCAAATCCAACTGATGAGTTTACAGATTTTACTGCAAATGATAATGCAAAAAAGATGGCAGGACAAGTGGCTGCATACGGTGCACAAAACCTAGAATTAAATCAAGCACAAATTGATTCACTAAATGTTCAATATGATAAAGAACTAAAGATACTTGAAACTCAAAAAGCGGCAACTACAGACGCTGCAAAAAGAAAATTAATAGATGATCAGATTGTTGCTTTAGAAAATAAAAGAGAAGCAAGCGTTCAGACTTTAAGAAAAGCAAACAATGAAATACTTAAAGATCAAATTGCTGCATTTAGGATTGCACAAGAAAAAAGTAATGTAGAAAATGCATTTTTTGATTCTCTTAAAGATCAGGTAAGAACAAAATATAAGGGTACAGCCCAAGAAGCGTTTGTTGATCCATTACTGAAGTCCACTGCAGATCTAAAGAGCAAAGAACTAGAGGTTAAGATAAATACAATAGTTGCATCTGGACAAATGCCTCCTGCAACAGCAACCACATTATTAGATATGTTTTCTGGAGATGAAGCAGGACTAAATAAATTTATTAACATAACAGCAAAATTACAGGATCCAGGAAAAGTTTCTGAACTGGTAAACTCTCTTGGTGGAATAAAAAATAAAAAAGTTGTAAAAGAAATACTTGCAAAAATTTCTTCAACAAATCCAAAAGAAGCAGACAAGTTAATTTCAACAATTGCTCTTATGCAAAAGATGTCTGGCAAAGAAATTAATATTCAGGCATTCTTTGAGCAAAAAGACGCAATTACGCAGTTAAAGGAATTACAGAAAAAACTTGAAGAAGTTGAAAACATGCCAACTCCAATTACTAAGGAAGCAATTGCTCTTATTAATACGGATGGTAATTCGGAAACACAAGATATGAGTGCACTGCTTGCAGTTTGGAACAAATGGGGAAATCTGCCAGATGAAACTAAAAAGACAGTTATACAAGAATACATAACTCTTTACAAAACGATTGATGATGAGTCGGCACTTGCAAGTATAAAAGCCAGAAACCCAAATGCAAGAAAAATTACACAAGAGCAAATAAATGCTGAAAAAGCAAGAATTGCAGCCGAAGAAACTATGCAGGCAACAAAGCAAGATATTGAATCTGCAAAAGTTGGTAAATCTCAAGATGGTCTTTCTGATGGTTCAAAAAAGGCTGATCCGCTAGACTTCCTTGACTCACTTGCAATGAGAATTAAAAATGTTCGTAATGCAGCCTTCGATGCAACAGCCCCACTAAAATCTATGATTGCAGCATTTAGCGGAAAACAAGCCCAAAAAGATGCTTCAAAGATGTTTTCTTTATTTGATGGCTTACAACAAAAAATGGTTAAACTTGGTGTTCCAAAAGAATTTAGAGATATGATTTCTGGAATGAATGCAGATGATTTTAATAAGTTTGCATCATTGCCAAAAGGCAAAAATATGTTTACTTATGAAAATAATAAACCAAAAACAAAAGCAAACATTACTGGATTAACAAAAGAAGGCCAGGCTGTTATGCAAACATACCGTGAAGCAGTAATTGGTGAATTTAATGTTGCACAAAAAGAAGTTTTAGAAACAACAAAAAATCAAGATGAAGCATTTAAAATTCTTATTGCTTCTGGAATGAGCACATCTGATGCACTAAAAACTGTAGAGGATTCTGCAGTAGCAGCAGGTATTGCATCAGGTGCACTTGGTAAAAATGGTTCTGAAGAAATGAAAAAATTTATTGCAGACATTCAAGCAGCATCTGATGAAACATCAAGACTTAATGCACTAACAAAAGCAAGGCAATCAAACTCAGATTTTGCTATTTCAAAAAATGCCCCAGGACTAGCAAAATCTATGAAGGAAGCGGGATACAGTGCTGATCAAATTAATGAGGCCTTGTCAGATCCTGATATTGCAAAAGAATTAATTAAAGATCTTAAAGATGGAAAAATTGAAGCAGGAGATATAAAAGATTACATTGATTCAATAGCAGAAAAGAAATCAATTGATATTCGTGTAAAACTTGCAATGGGAGATTTTGCAGGGGCAGCAGAAGAAGGCAGACAACTAGTAAATGAAATGTTTTCTGTACAAGAAGCACTAATTACAACTGGCCCACTTGGACAACAATTAGACGCAAATAATCAAAAGATTGCAGATTACCAAACAGAACTACTTCCATTCCAAAAACAAATTGATGGTATTAATCAGTCAATATCTGATGCCCAAAGAAACATTGAAATCGCATATACAAGACCAATAGGGGCCCTTCAAACTGAAATAGAATCATTAGATAGACAACTTGACACAAGTCCAATATTTGGAAATCGGGCAATAAAAACAATTCAGGATGAAAATATAATTTATGGAAATGATCTTGCTGTTATTTCTCATCAAGCAGATGCTGTTAATAAATCTTATGACGAACAAGTAAAAAACCTCAATGAGGTAAAGGCAATTAATGATCAAATAATTGCTCAACAAGGTAGACAACTTGGTCTTGCTGATGCACTAACTCAAGGTGATATTGCTGCAGCAGCAAAGGCTGCACAGGAAATGAGACAGGCAAATGCTGATCAATATGCTACATCGCAAATTAATGTTATTGAACAAGCAAGGCAAAATGCTTTAGGAAATCTAAAGGGGCCACAGTCTGGTTTGACACAAATTCAAATTCAAGAAAAACAATATCAAAATGCTCAAAAACTTTATGCAATGGAAAATGATCCAGCAAGGCTTAAAATAGTTGCAGACATTCAAAAGAAGCAAGATGAAATTTATAACTTGCAACAACTTCAAAATGTAGAACTTGCTAAAATTAAAACAAAAGAAGATGAAATTTACAATATTGAAAATACCAAGATTCGTCCAATTCAAACAAACATAAATGCACTAACATACCAAAACACTGTTTTACAAACTCAAATAGATAAACAAGTTTCCTCATTAAAAGTAATGGGACAAACTCGTGGAGAATGGGATTTAACATTTGCAAAGATTGATGCATCTGCACTTGCATCAAAGAATTTAGATACGGCATTTGGTGGACTCTTAGCATCTGCAGCAGCAATTAATAGTATGTGGACTTCAATCTTATCAAAGATTCAAGAGTATGCTGCAGGAGTTCCAGCAAGTGTTACAGCACAGCAACAGAGTATTACAGCACCAGTTACTAAAACAGAGACACCACCACAAACAGGTACAGCGGCTACTGGGGCTGCAGGGTCTACAAAAACAACTGGCACACCATTTGGACAAGCAAGTTCAACTGTAACGGTTAAATCTGGTAATACCCTAAGTGGAATCGCAGCAACTGCAGGAGTAAAACTTGCAGATGTTATTAAGGCTAATCCACAAATTTCAAATCCAAATTTAATTAGACCAGGACAAGTTATAAAAATACCATCTTCTGCATTATATAGAGCAAAAGGTGGTATTGTTCCTAATTACTTTACAGCAGGAGGATTTGCAAGAGGAACGGATACTGTTCCAGCAATGTTAACTCCAGGAGAATTTGTTATGAGCAAATATGCTGTAGACTCTTACGGAGTAGATAGAATGAAAGCAATTAATTCTGGATCAGACAAATCATCTTCAGTGTATAATTATGAGTTAGTAGTAAATGTTAAATCAGACGCTAATGCAAGTGATATTGCAAACACAGTAATGGCTAAGATTAAGCAGGTAGACAATATGAGATTAAAGGGGAATAGATTTTAATGGCCACAAATCCTAATGCTGTTTCATATATGGCGGGTAGAAAGAAATATGGAAGACCACAAGCAATGCTCTGGTCAGAAAACTCTGGCACATTGGTTAATGGTTTTTATGTACCAAATGGCTATGAAATAGGTGCAGAGATAGGAACACAAGTAGATAATGAATCATTAAACCAATTTTTAATATTATCTGATGATAATAGATCAGAAATAGCCATAGACCAAGATAGAATTGAAAAACGTGAAAGAATGATTAATGGAAGGATGAGGTCTTATCATATCGCTGATAAACTAACAATTTCTACATCTTGGAACATGTTGCCATCACGAGCATATGCCTTATCACCAGATTTTAATTCATCAAATGGTTTATCTAATTACAATGACTCTTATGGAAAACCTACAGGCGCAGATAGTCAGTATACTTCTGACGGAGGCGCAGGCGGAGTCGAAATGCTTGACTGGTATGAAAACCATAAAGGTTCATTCTGGGTTTATCTTGCATATGATAAGTATTCTAATTTTGGCAAGAATGATGCAGCATACGGTCATTTGTCACAATACAATCAAGTAATTGAAATGTTCTTCTCCTCATTTCAATATACTGTTGTTAAGCGTGGAAACTCAAACTATGATTTTTGGAATGTCTCAGTAACACTGGAAGAAGCGTAGTATGTTTCAGAATGATGAATTAAAAAATCACCTGGAAACTTCTTCAGTAATTAGAACACAATCAGCAGTCATTGCTGAGTGGAATATGAATATTCCCAATAATATTAAAAAGATTGGCAACTATAGATATAGGCCAGCAGAACCAACATCTATTTATAACAGTTTAATTAATAGTTTTGATATAAACGAAAATGAGTTTTCTGCTGTTAAGTTTTATTATGGTGCAACAGATGCTGACATTACTTTAGACGGGGGTGTTGATGATTTAAATCAACCAATTACTTTAACTCCAAAAAAAGACAAAGTAAAACTTTTTTATTCTTTAGAAAAATGTTTTTCTAAGTTTAGACCCAGATCTGGTATTAATAAGGCTAAATATTTAAGAAACTCATACATACATCATACCAATACTAATATGGCAGATAGACCAAGATATTACATGCCAGATAAAGATGACTACTTTAAATATTGGACATCTTATAGAACAGAAGAAGGCCTTGAGTATGGAATATCAAACAAAGTAATAAATGGTCAGCACTATATTTCAGATGCAGCCCCTTTTGTTGTTTATGAAAATAAAGTTCCTACAAATCGTGTAATTGTAAAGATGCAAACACATGTTGGGTCTGTTGACCTTGGTCCATTCTCAAAGTCAAGCGGATCTTTTTTAGATCCATTTTATGGGGACTTTAACAAAAGAACTCCTGTTAGGTGGAAGATCCAATCATTAAAAGATAACAATTGGATAGACATAAAATCATTCAATGCATCATCAACAAGAAGAGATGGGACACCGTTAATTTCAGAAGATGGCTACTTAGAGTTATCTTATGGATTGATAGTTCCAAACAGATATAAAGATGTTTTTATAAAATCAGAAGAGTATTCATCTACTAACTTTCTTCCAGAAAAAAGCATTAATGGTTATGCATATTTAATTAAGGAAAATGATTTAGATCTTGGTGTTTATCATATATGGTTTGAAAATAGATATGAAACCTTTATACCAACTTATGGTTGGGATGTTGCAGATGAATCAGTAGATAGGCTTACAAATTTTGTTACAGACTTGACATCACCAATAACATACTCAAGTCCTACTGACGGTAAAAATGTTTATAGAGAATTTGAATACATTGAAGGGCTTAGAGTTGTTGTAGAAACAATGACAAAATCAGACTCAACTTTTGACTTAATCGAGTTATCTCCAAGACTGGTTGTAGATCTTTCAGATAAAACTGTTGACTTTTCAATTACAAAAACTGCATCTGATCTTGGCTTATCGGGTCTTCCAGTTGGTCAATTACTTGCATCAAACGGTACGCTAAATTTGTTTGATTATGATCAAGCGTTTAATATTAATAATAATTCAAGCATAGTAAAAAACTACATAACCAAAAACATTCAAATTAAATTTTATGAAATTATTATTAATGTAAATGGGAACGACTATTTTGTACCGATTAAGACAATGTATACAGAAGGTTTTCCTGAAGTTAATAATGAAAACAGACAGGTATCTTTAAAATTAAGAGATATGTTTTTTTACTTTGAATCAATAACTGCTCCACAAACTCTTGCAACTAGCGCATCCCTTAGTTATGCAGTTGCTATGATTCTTGATTCTATTGGTTTTTCTAACTACACTTTTAAGAGAACACCAGGAGAGCCTGATCCAATAATTCCATACTTTTTCATATCTCCAGATACAACAATCGCAGAAGTTTTAAATGAACTTGCTGTATCAACTCAAACAGCAATGTTTTTTGATGAATACAATAATTTTATTATGATGAGCAAAAACTATATTCTTCCAACTATAGACGAAAGAGTTACAGATTTTGAGTTATACGGATCTAAAGATTTTATAAAAGATGGAGTGTTACAAAACAAAGCAAGTAAAAATAAACTGGCAAATATAATATCTGTTTCTTCTCAAAACAATGATATTTTTAATGACGGCAGCATTAATTATAAGACTAGGTACATACAAAAAACATACGGATCACTTAAACAAGCAAGCCTTATAGACCAAGAAAAAACATGGATTTACAAGCCAGTACTTTTATGGGAGGTAACTGGTGATCAAAATGCAAAATCGGCTAATGATCAATCAAACAATCAATCCAGTTATACTCTTGCAGCAATTCCTCTTAATTCAAATTTGTCTACCACTGTCCCATATGTTGCAAACAATATGTTGCTTAACAACGTGATGGATCTTGGAGAAGGAATTTACTGGCTATCTAGATATAATGGATACTTTTATTCAAATGGAGAAGTTATTAAGTTTGATGCAGTAGAATATAGCATAACTGGATATGGCAATGTTTGGATTAACAACGTACTTGAATATCAGAATTATTTTTCTAAATTAACTCATAATGGTAAAATATATCCAACTGGCCTAGTAAGAATTTATTCTGTTCCAAATTATCAAAATATTAATGGTATTACAAAACTTAAAAATGGCCCAGTCGCAAAACATGGTAGGGGTCAGTTTGGAACACAAGTTGTATCGCACAATGCTGGATTAGACCCTTATTGGACATCAAACGATTCTGTTCGTGGTTGCACTATGAAATCAGAACTATTGTTTAGCCTTGCAGATCAGTTATCTATTGATGCTAAAATAAAAGAATTTACTTTAGACACACAGGCAGCAGGTGTTTCAAACTCATTAGCACAACAATCTGTTAGAACTGGAATTATTAAAAACTTTCTTTCACAATATTATGGAACAGAAACAGATCTTAATAAATTAAAAACAACACAGAGTGGAACTATTCAGTCTTCTGCTTTTATATTAAATGGTCCATCTTTTACAACAACACAAAGTGGTATTGACTTTGTTTCTTATGTGCACAAGCCACTAACAAATAAGTTTAAACATTTTGGAACACGAATGAGAATTATTGGTAAAATTGAAAATAATGAAAATCGTGGTCAAACTCCAATTGGAAGCGATACATACTTTGTTGTAACTGGTAATTCACCAGAACAAAATATTAATATTAGCGCAGGTTCTGGCGGTCTAGCAGTAATGCTAAACCCATCAACTAACGTTGGCTACTATTTTGAAATATTGGCACTAACTGAAAACAATGTGAATAGTTATAGTAATTCTGCAGAAAATCTAGACAATGTAATTTTTTATAAAGTGATGAGAGATTCGGCTACATCAAATGCTATTCCAGTAAAATTGTGGGGTGGACTAACAAATATTATTGTTGATGACGGAAAATTTACGGGTCAGTCAAGGATGGTTGGAGAAGAAAACCCAACAGTATATGATCTAGCAGTAGAATATCAAGACCTTGGAAACATAAGACGATTTTATCTATACATAAACAACAGGTTAGTATCTACAGTAGATGATACATCCCCACTTCCAATCTATAATAATATGGCTATGTTTGTTCGTGGATCTGCAAGATGTATGTTTGAAAACCTTTATGCACTAACCAATAACTATAGTCAAAACACAACTTTTGCACTGGATACCCCAGTGATGTCAGCAGTTAGCGACCAAGAAATTGATGTAAATGAATCATTTAGAAAATACGCCATGAGTGGAATAATTCAGTCAACATATTTGTCAGGAATAAGCGCATCACAACCACCAGAGTATAATATGTACTTTGAAGAGTTTGGTTGCATTATGAGAGAGGCAGCATACTTTAATATCAGATATGATAAAGCATATCCCGCTCTTTATGCAAAACTTTCACCAACATTTAATAAAATAAAAGGATATGTTGTTTCTGGATTTAGAGCAGGCTCATATGGAGCAGAGTTTTTAATTTTTAATTCAACAGATACTGCCATTAGCCTTGACGAAACAACTGGAAATTATTTAAGAATTCAGGGCGTAACATTTACACAAGAATCCCAGCACGAGTTAACTATGGATGAATATTTTAGTAAAAATAGTGATTTTTCAAATCCAGATATTTCAGGTTCAAATTTAATTAAATCTCCAATTAAGTACGACAATGACTTTAAAGATATAAAAGTTAGTAGAATGACATACGGCAAAAAAGATTTTTCATTAGAAACCCCTTATATTCAAACACAGGATGACGCTAATAGTTTAATGGAATGGATTGTTAATAAAGTGATTAAGCCTAGAAGGTCTGTAGGCTTAAAAATTTTTGCAACTCCAACCTTACAACTAGGAGATATTGTTACTATTGACTATAAAGATAATGACCTAGTTGATCAAGTTTCTGGTGTTTCAAGTAGGTTTGTAGTATATAATATAGAGTATGCAAAAAACTCAGAAGGTCCAGATATGAATATATATCTGAGTGAGGTATAAGATGGTTGAAGCAACACCAAATCTGCCAATACCTAATGCATCTACTGCATCAGAAGGTGTTCTTGCAGCATCTAAAGATATTTTTGTTATAACAGATGAGTCACTTCCAATAGAAATAATGACTGATCTTGTTTTTGAAGACATAGGTGGGCAAGAAATTATTAATATATCAAGATCAGATATTGTCAGTGGTCAAAATGTTATTTATCAACCAATCAAAAACCTGACATTATTAAACTATCAATACAATCCGCAAAATATTATTTCATTACAAGATACTTTAGAGAGTTATTTTAAAAAATTTCCAATACAACTAGACAAAAAAATACCTACAGTCGGAACTGGTGGAAACAATGAAACAGCATATATTGACTCCGATACGGGAAATTTAATAATAAATGTAGTTAACTTAGAAAAAGATGAGCAAGTAGAGGTACAAATCCTTAATGGTGGGGATATATTTAATGATACAATATATGAGGTGAATTAAATGATTACTAATACTGGAAAAAATATTTTAGCAAAATACCTACTAGGACAGGCTCCAGCCTATGCCTCATACATTGCCCTTGGCTGTGGAGCAAAGCCATTAGCATCAGATGGCGTTTTTGGTGACTATTCTAACAAGGAAAGACTTAATTTTGAAATGTTTCGTGTTCCAATTATTTCTCGTGGCTATGTCTCTGAAGATAATATAACAAAACTTGTTTTTACGGGAGAACTTCCATCAGAAGAAAGATATGAAATAACAGAGGTTGGTATATTTTCTGCGGGATCAAATACTTCTACAGGAGCATATGACAGTAAGTCAATTTATGCATTTACTCAAGATGAGAACTGGGAATATCATACTACAACTACAGCAACATCTATTCCAATTATATACGAACCACTAGATGGAGATTTACAAAACAACGTTATAAATGTATCAAATCGTGTGTTTCAAACAAATGCCGATAATCGTATTTTTACAAATCAAAATAGATATTTAAGATATGAAAGGTGCAGGTTCTTTAATAACATTGTTGTTCTTAGAGGAGACCTGTCAAGCATATCAACTGATATTAATAATCGCCTTGTTATTAATGCTGGATCTGAACACCTTCATTTAACTGGAGCAGAATTAGACTTTAACAGAAATGCTCCAACTGATGAAATTAAATTGGCCTTTACTGTAATCAATAAAAATGGAGAATCTACCGCCGTTCCAGACAATGTAAAAATTATTGTTGAGTTTGCGTCATCAGACATTCATAATTCTGGAGAATGGGCAAGGTTTGAAATAAACTTAAATAATGGAACGGGAGTAGGTCAGCATGACTTTAGTACAAATAGATATGTAGTTGCAACAAAACAATTACAAGAACTGTACAAAAGTTCTGGTTTTACATGGAGTCAGGTTGACGTAGTTAAAATTCTTGCTTCTGTAACAGATGGTGGGTCGGTAACAGATAATTTTTATATATGTCTTGATGCAATTAGATTGGAAAACAATAGCACTGCAAATCCATTGTATGGAATGAGTGGTTATTCTATTATTAAAAATATAGGAGCACAACCTATAATTAAATTAGCAAACACAACAAACTATATTGAGTTTAGGTTTGCTTTGGATGTTCAATAATGGCATTGCCAGATAACGGTATTAAAAAAGTAATAATCCCAAAATCTTCTTTGCCACAGAGATCTGGAGAAAATAAAGACTATGCCTTCAGATTTAGAGTTGTATCAGAAGATAAAAATAGAAGTTCTCACTGGTCAATTAAGTATAACGTTGCTCTTCCAGATGTAACTGTTATAGATTATAGAATTGCGATAGATTCGACAAACGAGGTAGTTACCGCAGTGTGGGTTCCAGAGGCTGGGACAAAGTCTGAATTTGATGTTTATATAAAATGGGATAATGAACCATGGCAGTTTGTTTCTACTGTTTTTACAACAACATATTCTACAGTTATTAAGTCTAGTGCAAATAAGGTACAGATTGCTGTACAAGTACCAACATTTCCAAAACAAAGATATACAGGCTCAACCCTTTTTGAGTCAACACAGGAAAATGTTTGATGGTATAATAGATATATTATGGCAAAACTACCACTACCAGAGCGAGGCCAACCACTAGATGTTTCCTATATCTATCAGTTGGCTACAGCAATAAATGATTTATCTTCACAAATATCTCCAGCAGTATACAAGTATGTAACAGTAGACACACCAGGGGTTGGAAAACAAAGTGTAAAGGCTTCTGAGGCTAGAATTATTGGTGGATATGTGAGCGTTGTAAACAGTTCTACACGAAATGCTGGAACAGAAGTTGCGTTTTCTTATGATTTTCCAACTGATTTTAAATATGCACCAATTGCTACTGCAACACCAATTAATATCGGTGGCACAGATGCTGGTAAAAATGTTTCAGTAGTTTTAAAAACTGTTACAACATCTAAAGTTGAGGGAATTGTTAGATTCGGAACAACTGGAGATATGTCTGTTGATGTTAATCTTATTATAATTGGAATTCCAAATTAAGAATGATAAAATGTATAAAATGTACACGGAAAATGTTCATAGACAGACAGTACAGCAAAATTGATCACTTGGAAACTTATTGCATATATTGCGGATCACGCAGATTTTTTCATCCACCTACAGCAACGGCAGAGGGACAATGGCTACTAAAAAGGGAAGTATTGAGAGCGAAGGCTACAATGAGTCCCCTATAATACAGGGGAATAAAAAGGTTTGGTTTCTTAATAAAGACCTTGTTAGAATTTATCATATAAATAGATCCAATGGGATAATGTCTGTTTATAACATTACACAAGATAGAATTGAAAGTTGTTTAGTTAGTGATTTTAAAAATAAAAGAGAAAGAGCATACACAGTTGGCCAGACTGCTGATTTAGTTAATCGTCATAAAAAATATATGCCATCACTAATGAAACGAGGAGTCATTCCTTTTCCAACTGGATCACAAAAGGGTGGAGCAAGAGGATTTCAAGTTAGGTCATATTACTCAGAATCACAAGTAAAAGAGATTCGTGATATACTTGCTTCATACCATATTGGTAGACCAAGAAAAGATAATTTAATAACAAACGACATTACACCATCGCAGCAAGAGTTGACACGCAGGATGGGAGACGGTATACTTACATATAGAAGAACTGAGGATGGAAGGTTTATTCCAGTGTGGAATGAGTCTATTTAACGAAGGGTATGAAATGCAAAACGAAGAAACAAAAGTTGGAGTTACTTTGGGGTATACACTTAACCTTGGTAACTTTCAGTCACTAAGGATTGATCTTAATGTGATTGATTCTAAGCGTGAAGGTGAAAATACAAACGATGCTTTTGATCGTGTTTATAAGTTTGTAGAAGATAAGTTAACTGAAAAGATTAACGAAGCAAAGTCTGAAATCGCAGAATAATGGCAGAACGCAAAGACCGAATGGCTTTGCTTTCACGCTACAGCAAGTTCCATACTGCAAAGTATGAGCAAAAGCCATCGTTAAATTTAAATGTAGAGCAATGGGCCTCAGATGCCCTTATTGAGTCATACGGGATAGGACAGTGTTATGATATTCTTGAGTACTATTTTAGCGTTTCTTTGTCTCCTTCTTGGAGTTACTTTGCGTACAATGCAGAAAAAATATTACAAGCAAAATTAGATAAAGATCAAGATAATAAAGAAAGAGCAGAAAGAAGAATAATGGCAAAGGAGTGGCTAAGTGAATAATACAGAAGCAAAAGTAATTTCAGCAGTCCTAAATGATAAACAAGTGCATGTACTTCTTCAGGCAAACATTGATAACCTTCTTAGAACTCATAATGATGTTTGGGATTTTATAAGAAATTATTTTGAGCACAACAGTTCTGTTCCACCAACTAATCTTGTTGTAGATAAATTTAGAGACTTCCAGCCAATTGACGGGGTAGGAGCGACAAAGCACCACCTTGAAGAATTGCAAACAGAGTATTTGACTGATAGCCTAAAAGATATTTTACGATCTGCTGCTGGAGATGTTCAGCAAGGTGAAGGCAACAAAGCATTAGATAATCTAATTACACAAACATCAGAATTAAAAAAAAACACGTCTGCAATTCGTGACATTGATGTAACAGATCTAGAATCTGCAGTTGCTTATTTTGAAAATCTTAAAGTACAACAGGCTGCAGGCCATGTTGGTATTAAAACTGGACTACCAGGATTTGATAACTATCTTCCTTCAGGAATCATGCCAGGGCAGTTAGGGGTCTTCCTTGCATATCCAGGTATTGGAAAGTCTTGGCTTGCTCTTTACTTTGCCGTACAGGCCTGGAAACAGGGTAAGACACCCCTCATAATTTCACTTGAGATGTCAGAAACAGAAGTTCGTAATCGTGTATTTACTATTATGGGTGAAGGTCTTTGGTCCCACAGAAAATTAAGTAACGGAAATGTAGAGTTGGATACCCTTAAGGCTTGGCATGCTAAACATCTACAGGGTAAGCCAGAGTTCCATATCATTTCAAATGATCAGGGTGGAGAAATCAATCCATCAGTTCTTCGTGGAAAGATTGATCAATACAAGCCAGACTTTGTAATCGTTGACTACCTTCAGTTAATGGCTCCTAATCAAAAGTCAGATAATGAAACGGTACGAATGAAGAACCTTTCAAGAGAACTTAAACTAATGGCTATTGGTGAAGAAGTTCCTATTATTGCTATCTCTTCTGCTACACCAGATGATGCAAATGATTTAACAAGCGTTCCTACTCTAGGACAAACTTCTTGGTCAAGACAGATTGCATATGATGCTGACTGGGTAATTGCACTTGGTCGTGCACAAAATAGCGATGTTATTGAGTGTGCATTTAGAAAGAATCGTAACGGATTTATGGGAGATTTCCTTGTTCAGGTTGATTTTGACAAAGGATACTATAGATATAAAGATTTTGAAGATAAGTAGGTATAATATGTTACATGGCGAACTATCATCACAAACCTATAAAAAAGTTCAATTTAAGTGGAGTAATCTACGATGAGTCAGCAATTGGACGACTTAAAAATGAATACACTAGACTTATTGAGTCTGAAATGCGTTTATCTGGATATGTGCCTAGACTTGATATTGACATAGATTTTACAATAGACTATAATGAGAAAAAGAAATATTTTGAATTTGAAATAACAATATATGGGATACATACAGGAAGAAAGCAAAGCGAATGGATAAATGGAATAGACGGAAGCAAAGCAATTTATACACTAAAGAACAAATTAAAAGAGTCATCACAGGCTCAGGTATCACAGTTGAATCAGAAATAGATTCTGACTACATAATCTTTTGTCCATTTCATAATAATAATCGTACACCTGCTGGTGAAATTGATAAGTATAACGGAACATTTTTTTGTTTTTCTTGCCATCACGTTGCTAGTCTTGTTGAGTTTGTAATGCACACATCTGGACGAACATATTTTGAGTCGGCTCGTTTTATTAAAAGTAAAGAAACAGAGCAAGATTTAGAGCGTGATATAAATCAAAAACTAGTTTTAAGGCCAGAGTTTGTACCATTTGATGAACTTATATTAAAACGTTTACATAACAACCTGCTTGCATCAGATAGGGCAAAAGATTATTTTAAATATCGTAAAATAGAAAACACATCTTGGACAAAGTTTTCTTTAGGGTATTCAGAAAAACAAGATATGGTAACTGTTCCAGTTCATAGTCCAGATGGATTGCCAGTTGGGTTTGTTGGCAGATCTATTGAAGGAAAAGAATTTAAGAATACTCCAGGGCTTCCAAAAGCCAAAACATTATTTAATCTAAACCGTATTAAAACTGCAGACAGGGTTTACGTAGTTGAGTCATCTTTTGATGCTATAAGGCTTGATCAAGTTGGTCTTCCAGCAGTAGCAACGCTTGGGTCAAATGTATCAAATATACAAATAGAATTGCTTCAAAAATATTTTAATAACATTATTGTTGTTGCTGATAATGATGAGGCAGGAGGAAACATGAAAGATAAGATAATTGAAAAACTTGGATCTCGTGTTTCTGTTATACAACTAAATAAAGAATATAAAGATATTGGTGATATGCCAGATGAAAATATCAAAAAATTGGAAGTTTCATTTGACAAAGACATCACCTCTATGCTAAACTAATATAACAAACAAAGGAGAAATATATGAGCGTAATTAAGGGATTAAAAGATATCAACGCCCTGCTCGAAAAACCAAAATACGAAGGCACAGGACAAAAAGTTCGCTGGGTAAAACTTGCGGATGGGCAATCAGCAAAGGTTCGTTTTGTTGAAGAACTAGACGTTGACTCAGCAAACTATTCAGAGACTCGTGGTCTTTCTGTAGTAGTTTCAGAACACACAAATCCAAAGGATTACAAGCGCAAGGCAGCATGTACTCAGGACTCTGAGGGACGTTGTTTTGGATGCGAAATGGCACGTAAGGAACCAAAGTCAGGTTGGAGAGCACGTTTGCGTTTCTATTGCAACGTTCTAATGAATGACGGACTTGAAGATCCATACATTGCTGTTTGGTCCCAAGGAATTTCTAAACAATCAGCATTTAATAACATTCGTGAATATGCACTTGATACAGGTAGCATTTCAAATCTTGAGTGGAAGTTAAAGCGTAATGGTCAGGGAACTGAAACCAATTACACACTTCTACCTTCAAAGCCAGATGCAGAACCATTTGCATGGGAAGGTTTTGAATTCTTCAACCTAGAAAAGGTTGTTCGTGAGGTTCCATATCCAGAGCAAGAAGCATTCTACTTTGGATTTGACACTCCATCTGTTACCAGCACTAATATCGACTGGTAGTAGATGTCTTACGTAGGCTTACACGTACATACCCATTACTCGTTATTTGACGGGATTGCTACTCCAGAAGAATATGTTGACCGTGCAGTTGAGTTAGGGATGCCAGCAATTGCCATCACTGACCACGGTACTTTATCTGGGCATAGGGAACTGCACCGTATTGCAAAAGCAAAGGGTATTAAGCCTATACTTGGCGTAGAAGGCTATATGTGTAAAGATAGATTTGACACTAGAGATAAGTCTGAAAGAGACGGAGATCTAGATCTAGTCTATAACCATATAGTTCTTCTCGCCAAGAATCAAATTGGTTTAGAGAATTTAAATAAAATTAGTGAAATATCTTGGACAGAAGGATACTTTAAAAAGCCAAGATTTGACTTTGAAATACTTGAAAAGTATTCTGAAGGAATTATCGTAACATCTGCATGCCCAAGCAGCGTATTAGTTAAGGCACTTGAGAATAGCGAATTTGCTATAGCAAAAGATTATATTGCATGGTTTAAACGTGTATTTAATAATGATTATTATGTTGAGGTAATGCCACACAATACTGCAGAAATAAACAAACAATTAATTGCTTTGGCAGATGAGTATAACGTAAAGGTTGTTGCAACACCAGACTGCCATCACAGCCATACAGATCAAAAAGAAATTCAAGAATTTAAATTACTTCTTAATACACATGTAAAGATTGATAAAGAACACACTTTTGAAAAGTCCAAGAAAAAGCCTGACATGATGAAAAGACTTGATTATCTTTATGGAGAAGACCGACAAATTACATTTAACAAGTTTGATATTCATTTACTTTCATATGAGGAAATTAAGTCTGCAATGGAGGCTCAGGGGATTGATCGTTCAGACATTTATTTAAACACTTTAGAGGTTGCAGAAAAAATTGGGGACTATGGAATCCAAGAAGGATTAGATTTGTTACCAGCACAATACAAGAATCCAGATAAAGAATTAGCAGAACTTGCTTTTGCTGCTCTAGAAGAAAAAAGATTAAACTCTAACTGGCTTGGTAATGACATCTACGAACAAAGGCTTGATGAAGAGTTATTTATTATTAGAGATAAAAAATTTGCACCATACTTTCTTGTTGTAAGCAATATGATTAACTGGGCTAAGAAAGAAGATATTATGGTTGGTCCAGGAAGAGGTTCTTCTGCTGGATCCCTTCTTTGTTATCTATTAGGAATTACTGAGATTGATCCGCTTGAGCACGGACTTTTGTTCTTTCGTTTTATTAATCCAGATCGTAATGACTTCCCTGATATTGATACAGATATTCAGGACACTCGTCGTGAAGAAGTAAAAGACTATCTTGTTAGACAGTATCGACACGTTGCTTCTATTGCTACTTTTCTTGAGTTTACAGGAAAAGGAATTGTTAGAGATGTTTCAAGAGTACTTAATATTCCGTTGTCAGATGTTAATAAGGTTTTAAAGACAGTAGACTCATGGGACGACTACTGTACCTCAAAGTCAACAATAGAGTTCCGTGAAAAATATCCAGAAGTAGAAATATACGGAGAGCAACTTCGTGGTCGTATTCGTGGTACAGGAATCCACGCAGCAGGTGTAGTAACAAGTAAAGAACCAATCTTTAGATATGCACCATTAGAAACAAGATCTTCTCCTGGATCGGATGAAAGAATTCCTGTGGTTGGCGTTGATATGGAAGAAGCAGAAAGAATTGGCTTAATTAAGATTGATGCTTTGGGTCTTAAAACTTTATCAGTTCTTAAGAACACAATTGATATAATTAAAGAACGAGATGGCAAAAAAATAGATCTTCTTAAGATAAAGATGGATGATGCAAATGTTTATCAAATGCTCTCAGACGGACATACAAAAGGAGTGTTTCAGTGTGAAGCAGCACCATATACAAATCTTATTGTTAAGATGGGTGTAAAGAATCTAAATGAACTTGCAGCATCAAATGCTCTTGTTCGTCCAGGTGCAATGAATACTATTGGAAAAGACTATGTTGATCGTAAGCATGGTCGTCAAAACATATCTTACACACACCAAGTCCTAAAAGAATTTACGGAAGACACTTATGGCTGTATTCTTTACCAGGAACAAGTTATGCAAGCATGCGTACACCTTGGCGGTATGTCAATGTCAGAAGCAGATAAAGTTAGAAAAATTATTGGAAAGAAAAAAGATGCTAAAGAGTTTGATCAGTTTAAAGAAAAGTTTGTAGAGGGAGCATCTAAGTTTATTACTCCTAATGCTGCTCGTGATCTATGGCATGACTTTGAGGCTCACGCAGGTTATTCATTTAACAAGTCTCACGCAGTAGCATATTCGACACTATCTTATTGGACTGCATGGCTAAAGTATTATTACCCACTTGAGTTTATGTACTCAGTATTAAAAAATGAAAAGGACAAAGATGCAAGAACTGAATATCTTATTGAGGCAAAAAGAATGGGCATTAGCGTTAAGTTACCTCACATTAACGATTCGGATATTGATTTTAAAATTGAGGGTAAAGGTATTAGGTTTGGACTCAGTGCTATCAAGTTCATATCTGACAAAATTGGCGAAAGATACATATCTGCACGACCATTCAATTCGTACAAAGAACTTGAAGAATTTACATTTACTAAAGGAAACGGAGTAAACAGTCGTGCACTGCAAGCACTAAGAGTAACTGGTGCTGCAACCTTTAATGATAATCCTAGAAATGATCAGGAGATTAAAGAGAACCTGTATGAGTATTTAAACCTTCCAGAGTTTAATATTTCTATACCTTCTCATTATTACGCATTTATTCAGGACATTGTTGACTTTGAAGAAAAGGGATCATACATTTTTATGGGTATGGTAAAATCAATTAAGCGAGGAACAGGATGGTCACGAGTTGAAGTTTTGGACAAAACTGGCAGTGTCGGTATATTTGATGATGAAAATACGACTATTGAGACAGGTCGTTCTTATTTGGTCTTGTGTAATGATAATAGGATTGTATCTTTCATACCTTCAGACGAGATAAAAGAATCATCTCATGCACTTGTAAAATTTTTAAGTTATAAGCAACTACCATATACAGATGAAGAAATGTTTGTAGTCTCTTTTAAACCAAGAATTACAAAGACAGGAAAGAAGATGGCATCTCTTACGCTTGCTGATACAAGGAGAGACCTTCACTCCATTACTGTATTTCCTACATCATTTGCAAAGGCATATATGAATATTGAAGAAGGAAAGTCATACAAGTTTGATTTTGGAAAAACAAAAGACGGAACAGTCACATTGGAGGATGTACATGTCGGTTAGTATAGAAGAAGCATTAGCACAACTTGATCCCAAGTTAAGAAAGAAATTAGGTAGCGGAGTAGGCGTTAATTATGAATATCAACCTACACCTAGTTTTGGTTTAAACCGTGCCCTAGGAGGTGGTTTGCCTTACGGTAGACAAGTCCTTATATGGGGCTCAAAGTCCTCTGCAAAGTCTTCTATGTGCCTTCAAATGATTGCTTTAGCACAAGCAGAAGGAAAACTTTGTGCATGGATTGATTCAGAGATGTCATACTCAGAGGACTGGGCTAGAACTCTTGGTGTAGATCCAGAAAAACTAATCTACTCACAAGCCAGAACTATTAGTGACATGGTTGATGTAGGTGTTGGCTTAATGAATGCAGGAGTTGACTTAATTGTGGTAGACTCTATTACATCAATGCTTCCTGCAATCTATTTTGAAAAAGATACAGATGAAATGAAGCCTTTAGAAAATACTAAACAGATTGGAGCAGAGTCTCGTGACTTTAGCAATGCATGGAAAATGCTTAACTATGCTAATAATAAAGTTAAGCCTACTTTGCTTGTGCTTATTAGCCAGTCTCGTAATAATATTAATGCTATGTATACTAGTCAGCAGCCTTCTGGTGGTCAGGCTACTAAGTTTTATTCCTCTTGCATTGTTAAACTATTTAGTTCGGAATCAGACAATCAAGCAATTAAAGGCAAGATTCAAGTAGGGGATAAACTTATTGAAGAAAAGGTTGGAAGAACCATTCGTTGGGAGTTGCAGTTTTCTAAAACTTCTCCAGGATTCCAATCTGGTGAATATGATTTTTATTTTAGAGGTGACAACATTGGCCTTGATACAATCGGTGATTTAGTTACTACCGCAGAATTAAATGGTATCGTTGAACGTACAGGTGCTTGGTACATACTTCCCGATGGTACAAAGGTTCAGGGTAAAGAAGCATTCGTCAATCGTGTAAGAGAAGATCTTGATTTACAAGAATCTATTAAGGCAAGATTAATTGTCTAATTACACAGTCTATCCAGGAAAGTGGCCATGCCATACATGCAAAGAAGTTGTTTTAACATTAAGATGTTACGCTGAAACTAAAACTCTTACCTGGATGTGCAAAGAAAAACATTTAACAACGGTTTACCTTGGAAGAAGAAAGAAGAAGGACTTTGACGGAAAAGAGTGAAAGTAAAAGAATAGGTGCTAAACAGCACAAGAACTCAGGACGTGGGACACACAAGGGTGATGCATCTTGGGAAAATTTTACTGTAGATTTTAAAGAAGTTGAAAAATCTTTTACTTTAAATAAAGAAGTATGGGCTAAGGCAACAACCGATGCTATAAAAAATGGCAACGATCCAGCAATTGTTGTAGTAATGGGCGAGGGTAACTCTAAAGTCAGACTTGCTGTAATTGAGATGAGTATTTTAGAGCAATTAGTCGTCAGTTATTTCTGGATATCTAAGAACAAAAGAAAACAATAAGGTATAATATATTTATGACTAAAACTATTTCTAATGTGCTTTCAAAAACTAATATTGAAAAAATTAAAGTTTTGATAGATCAAAACAAACAAAAGGCTCAGGTTTTTGACCAGCATCCTTTAGATAAAAACGGAAATAAAATACTTTTTTCTTCACCGATTTTAATTAAAGATAAAATAAAAGGAAGAATAATGATGAGACACGTTGAACTTTCAGCAGAAATGTTATCAGAAATTAACACAAAAATAAAAAACTTTTTTGGAATGCAGTATGAGTTGATTCCAGCAGTAACTTATTTTGAATATAGCAAAGAGCACGGCAACCCTAAATTGTCCCCACATAAAGATCTAACGGAAGAGTATGTAGATTTACATGCAGACTATCAATTAGAGTCTAATACTGATTGGGCCCTTGATGTAAATGGAACAAGTGTAACATTAAAAGACAATGAACTAATTATATTCGATGGATCAAGGCAAATACATTCAAGACCGTTTAAAAAGTTTAACGATGGAGAATTTGTTAAGATGATATTGTTTAGGTTTACTAAGGTAAAAAGTCAATGAATAATATTGTAATTGAGAATGTTTTTTTAAAAAAAGATATTGAAGAAATTAAAGAAAATGTTATTATGTATATGGACTCTTTAGATGCTATTGAAGATTCCTATGATCCACTTGATAGCACTCATGATAAGTCAACTACTAAAATTTTAAGAAAGTTTTTAGGGCGAGTTTCTTTGCATTATTTTCCCTTAAACGATAATATAATTAGTACACTTTCTTCTATTGTAGAAAAACATGGATTTTCTGATTACGAATACGTAGATGGAACAACCTATATTGAGTATAGTGGAAAATATGGAAATCCAAAACTTCCAGCACACAACGATGAGGGCGGAAGTCAAATAATTCTAGACTACCATATTGACTCAAACATTGATTGGCCGATTGTTATAGATAATAAAGAGTTTAAATTAAATAATAATTCATTGTTAATTTTTGATGGTGTTTCTCAAGAGCATGGAAGACCAGTAATAAAAATGAAAGCAAACGATTTTGTTAAAGTTTTGTTAATTAGATTTACTAAAAAGGAGAAAAACTAATATGAAAAATGATTATATAAATAAATATGCAAAACCTTTTGCTGCAAAAAATAATTTTGATGCACAAATAATTAAAAGTGTTTTATCAAAATCCGAAGTAGAAGAAATGGAAAATGTAATTAATTCTGCCAAATCCTATAATGGAGATGATGAATTTTATCAAAAAATTGTTTTGAACAATCTGGGTAGAATGCATGTAGAATTAGTTTATCCAGAACATATTAAGAAAAAATTTGAAGATCTTGCATCCAGTATTTGTGGAGAAGAGGTTGTAATGACTCATAACAGTTATTTAGAATATTCTGGTTCAGATTTTGGAGACAACAACACATCAGAACTTCCATTTCATTATGACTCTGATAACTATTATTCAAAAATAACTTTTGATTATCAATTAGATAAAACAATTGATTGGCCAATATTTGTAGAAAGCGAAAAATTTGTTTTAGAATACATGGATTTGTTAATTTTTTGGGGTGCTGGAAGGCTACATTGGAGAGAAAAACAAAAATTTAATACTGATGATAGTGTAAAAATGCTAACCTGTCACTTTTCTAATTTAAAAGATTATAATGAATTAAATTTAAAAGCAAGAAATGAAGAAGAAAGAAAAGAAAGAATCAAACATCTAGTTGAAATGAAAACTAAATACTTTAAAGAAAACAAATTAGATAAAAAAGTTGTTAGATAAAAATAATGTTGTCTGATAGAGTTATTAATACAGGATACGAACCAAAAAAAGAAGAGTATTTGAAAAACTATAATATTAAAGTCATAAAATACTTTGCAGTAATTTAAACAACTACTAGATGGGGCAAAAAATGCAAAACGAAAACACAACAATTGATATGGTAAATGGTCTTTCAGAAATTGCAGACTATATGCAGGATGAGGAACTAACTGCAGCGCTTACATTTATTGCTAAGATTATTATTAAGCCAGATATTCCTTTAAATGTAGCACATATTGAAATTGTGCGTCTTCAGGCTATTGCAGCAAAGATGGCTTTTAAAGCAACCTGGATGGCAAATGTAGACAAATCAGATCGTGGGAAAAAGAACCTTTATTACACTGCAGCAGAATCACTAAACAATTTAGTGTCTGCACTAAAATATATTACACGCTAATCTGCTATACTTATACTAATAGAAACGAGTAAAAAAATGACAAAAAGTTTATTACAGCAGATTATGGTTAAAAAAGAAGTTCCTCCAGTGCATTCAATAGATGTTGCTGGACTAACTGATATGATAAAAAGTGGTTATACAATTAACAGAATTGATAAACATACGCAAAAGAAAACTTTTGCTCCATCTACAATTGCCTACGGTCATGGAGAATGTCCAAGATACTGGTACTTAGCCTTTGATGGTCAGACATTTGAGGACAATGCAGATGCCTATGGCGCTGCTAATATGACAGCAGGAACTAAATCGCATGAAAGAATTCAATCTGCTATGGGAAATGTTCCAGATTTTTTAATTGATTCAGAATTTACTATTACACACTCTGATCCACCAATTTTTGGCTATGGAGACGTTATGCTTAACTGGCAGGGAGAGCCACTGCTTGGTGAAATTAAAACAGTGATGAACGAAGGTTTTGAATACCGTAAGGCACACATGAAGCCAAAGACTGGTCACCTTATTCAATTGTTAATCTATATGAAAATTTTAAAAAAGGCAAAGGCTGTGTTAATTTATGAAAATAAAAATAATCATGAGTTATTAATTTTGCCAGTAGAAGTAAATGATCACTATCGCAGGTGGGTAGACCAAGCGTTTGATTGGATGAGGACAGTTAGAAAGGCTTGGGTAGATAGGACTCTACCTAAAAAAAATTATAGATCAAATTCTAAGATCTGTAAAAACTGTCCAATTCAAAAAGCGTGTGCGTCAGCAGAGGTAGGGGATATTAAGATTAATTCCTTGGAGCCTTTGAATGAAGAAACATTGTAGTTGGTGTGACACTGAGTTTAACTCAGATATAAGTTACCAGATATATTGCTCTCCAACCTGTAGAGAAGATGCTACAAAACAAAAGATTGCAGAAAGATATATTGCCACTCGGAGGCAAAAAAGAAAGGGTAAGGAAAGATCTTGCAAGCAATGCGGATCTCAGTTATCTATGTATAATGATGAAAATCTTTGTGTTTTATGTAATGTAAATCCAAACAGTGTTCAAAAAGCACTAAAAGAGATAAAAGGAAAAGGTAATGGTAAAAAATAAGTGGGGTTTAGAAATTATTCCAAAGACCATTTGTTCTATAGATGCTAGTACTAATAGTCTTGCTTTTGCTTTGTTTAACACTCAAGAAAAAATATTGGAGACTGTTGGAAAGATAAACTTTTCTGGAAATGACACATATCAAAAGGTTATGGATGCTGGTCAAAAAGTAAAGGCATTTTTTGATTACTATGGTGGGTTTGAAGCAATAGTAATTGAGCATACTGTATTTATGAATAGTCCTAAAACTGCTGCAGACCTTGCATTAGTTCAAGGTGCTATTCTTGGAGCAGCAGGGCAATCTGGAACAAAAACAATTGGAAAAGTTGCACCAATTACATGGCAAAACTTTATTGGAAACAAAAAGATTTCTAAAGATGAAAAATTATTTATTAGATCACAAAATCCAGGAAAGTCAGATTCTTGGCTTAAATCCTATGAAAGAGAACTAAGGAAACAAAGAACTATTAAATTTATTAATGTTCAATATGATAAAACTATTACTGATAACGATGTAGCAGATGCCTGTGGAATCGGCCACTGGGCAATGCATAACTGGGAGAAGGCATTTTTATAAAATGGACATTAGAACAGAAGCAATGATAGAACATTTAATTTTACAAAATGCTTTAGAGATATCAAGTATTGATAACAACACTGGAGAAATGTTGTATTCTATTACAGACAAACTAAAAGAAGTTAATCCTAAACTTTATGAGCAACTACGAAAGCAGTTTGAACAGCAAATGTTTGAGTTAATTGATCAAGGACCAAAGACAATGACTTGGAGAATAAGTATATAATGCCAGAGTTAAATGCAAACATACCTCCAATTGAGTGTTATGTCCGTGGTAATTTTTTAAGAGATCAAGAAGATAGCCATGATAAATATTTTCCATGCGTTATATTTGGGGTTGCAACTGTTAAGGGTAGAAGCCCATTGTTTCATTTTTTAATGGAAGACGGTGGTTTATGGTGGAGAATGCCAATAAATGCTTTTTGTACTAAGCCAGGAGTTCCAGAAGAGCCTATCCATAACCTTGTGCTGTGGAATTCATTTTCTCCACACGTGGCTGTTACTAAATTTCAAAACTTAGTCAACATGAAAATTTCTTATCTAAATAGAGAAAAGAAAAGCGTACCTGGGAAATATCTATTTACTCTTGATTGGCATAATCCAGAGGCTAATATTTTAGATGACGGATATTCTGAAAATCCAGGACAACATAAATGTGGACATGTAATTCAGAGAGACGATGGAAATTTTGCTATACAGCCTAACAATAGGGTCAAACTATACGAACCTTCATTTGTAACCAAGAAGGATTTGCTCATAAACAGACTTGTAAATACAAATAAGTGGGATGTTGAAAGTTATGATAAATGGATGCTAGAAGATTCAAATTCTTATAATTATGATATTTTTGAATCAGGGGTTGACAAATAACATTATGCCTGCTAAACTATATACAAGTGAGTCTTGGCTTCGTAAACGCTATGTTATTGATAAAAAGACTCCTGAAGAAATTGCTAAAGAGTGTGGATGTACAGTGGAAACTATATATGTATACCTTGCAAAATTTGGATTAAGGAAATCTAGACGATGAATAAAAATAAAATTATTTTAGCCTTAGCAATTGTAGGGGCAGTTGGAATTACCTATGCACTATCTACATTAAAAGGCTTACCAGACGTATTTGATTGGGAGAATGATGATGAGTGAGAATCTTAACATAACTGTTGATCAAGTTAATAACCCATTACACTATACTTCAGATCCTTCTGGTATTGAATGTATAGAAATAACTCGCCATCGTAATTTTAATATTGGGAATGCTTTTAAATACCTTTGGAGAGCAGGACTTAAGGATGAATCAAAAACAATACAAGACCTTGAAAAAGCAATATTTTACATTAAAGATGAAATTAATAGGCTAGAAGGCAAGTATGTCAACTGAAGAAGATTTAGTAAAACACCTTGATCAAGTAAATAACGTTGTTGAGGAATACTTAAAAGGAAACGATCCAACAGTAATTTCAAAACAATTAGACATTCCAAGACAACGTGTTGTTGCGTATATTGATGAATGGAAAGTTACTGCATCTAATAGTGCTGCTATCCGTGCTCGTGCAAAAGAAGCACTTTCTGGAGCAGACACTCACTATAGTAAATTAATATCAAAATCATATGAGGTTATTGATGAAGCATCAATGACAAACAACCTTAGCGCTAAAACAGCAGCCATCAAACTTGTTATGGATATTGAGTCTAAGCGTATTGATATGTTACAAAAGGCTGGTCTATTAGAAAACAAAGAACTTGCAGATGAAATGTTAGAGATTGAAAATAGACAAGAGGTTCTTGTTGGAATACTTAGAGATATAGCATCATCACATCCAGAAGTTCGTGATTTAATTATGCGTAAACTTTCTACAATATCAAAAGAAAACGAAGTTATAACGGTAATTTCAGATGTATGATGAATTTTTAGAAGTACTTAAAAATAATAACTTTAAAGAAACTCCTGTTGATGCAATTACTTTTGTTGAAGGCAAAGATTTTTTAGGTCAACCACCCCTATCTCAAACTCAGTATGACATTATTGAAGCAATGAGCCAAATATATAAAAAAGAAGATTTGATTGATCTAATGGGCCAAGAAGAAGGTTCGAGATATTATAAAAAATATACAAAGAATGAGGTTATTCTGCAACTTGGCAAGGGATCTGGTAAAGACTTCACATCTACAGTAGCGTGTGCATACATTGTATACAAACTTCTATGTTTAAAAGACCCAGCAAAATATTTTGGTAAGCCATCTGGAGATGCTATAGATATTATTAACGTTGCTATTAACGCACAACAGGCTAAGAATGTATTTTTTAAAGGTTTTAAAACAAAAATTGAAAAGTCTCCATGGTTTGCTGGTAAGTATAATCCAAAAGCAGAAAGCATTGAGTTTGATAATGCTATTACTGTTTACTCTGGTCACTCAGAAAGAGAATCACACGAGGGTTTAAACTTGATCCTTGCAGTTCTCGATGAAATTTCTGGTTTTGCAAATCAAGTTGGTACTGGAAATGACCAAGGAAAGACTGCTGAGAATATCTATAAAGCATTTCGTGCCTCAGTAGACTCTCGTTTTCCTGACCTTGGAAAAGTTGCGCTACTTTCATTTCCTCGTTACCCTGGAGACTTTATTTCAACACAATATGACAAAGTTATTTTAGAAAAAGATGTTATACATAAGACACATAAATTTATTATTAATGAAGATTTGCCAGAAGATATGGAAGGTAATTCTTTTGAAATTGAGTGGGATGAGGATGCAATTATTTCATACAAGTATCCAGGAGTATTTGCTCTTAAACGTCCAACATGGGAAGTTAATCCTACTCGCAAGATCGATGATTTTAAAATTGCATTTATGACAGACTTAGGTGATGCTATGCAACGCTTTGCATGTGTTCCAACACACTCTATTGATGCATTTTTTAAGCAGGTAGAAAAAATAAGAGCATGCATGACTTTAAGAAACCCAATAGATACACATAAAAGATTTGACGAAACATTTAAACCAGACCCAAACAAAAAATATTATGTCCATGCCGATCTTGCACAAAAGCATGACAAGTGTGCAATTGCAATCGCACATGTAGAAAAATGGGTAAATATTCAGGTAATTAAAGATTATCAGCAAGTAGCACCTGTAGTTGTAGTAGATGCAGTAGTATATTGGGAGCCAAAGGTTGAAGGCCCAGTAAATCTTTCTGAAGTAAAATTGTGGATTCAGAATTTACGTAGACAGGGCTTTGATATTGGAATGGTTTCGTTTGACCGTTGGCAGTCATTTGATATTCAGAATGAATTAAAACAAGTTGGAATTAGAACCGAAACTGTTTCTATTGCAAAAAAACATTATGAAGATATGGCTATGCTAGTATATGAAGAAAGACTAATAATGCCTGCAATTGAACTTTTGTTTGAAGAGTTAACAGAGTTAAAAATTATGAAAAACAATAGAGTTGACCACCCAAGAAAATCTTCCAAGGACTTGGCAGATGCTGTGTGTGGAGCAATATTTGGGGCTATATCACATACCCCAAAAAATACAAACGAGGAAATAGAGATTCATACGTTTAGAGATAGACCAAAGGATCCACTTGACTCAAACAGCAACAATGTGATACAATTAAAGTCTATGCCAGATGATGTAAAAGACTATCTGGATAGATTCAATCTATTATAAAGAAAAGAGATAAGATGAATTCATTTAAGAAGATATCGCTAATCATCGCTGCAGCCCTGACTAGCACAATGCTTGTAGCACCAACAGCACAAGCAAATTCTGGAACTGTTACATTAACAGTAGCAGGATCTGCAGCAACTGGTGGAACAGTAGTAACAACTCCTGTATCACTACCAGTACCAGCAGATAACAGCATTGATGCAGCAGATGCATTAAAGATTGCTGTAACATCAGTAGACACAGGAACAGTAATAACAGCAGTTGCAGTAAATGCAACTATTGTGCCTGCTCTTGCAGCAACTGGTTCAGCAGTAACAGCATCATCTGGAACATCAACACTATCAATTGCAACAGGAACTGGAACATCAGCAGACTTTTATGTATATACTAAAAGTACAGCAGTAGGATCAGTATCGATTACTCGTGCTGGAACTACAACAGTTTACTATGTACAAGGTACCGCAGGTGCTTTGAACTCAATTACATTAACCGCTCCTGCATCAGCAGCAGCAGGTACATCACAGGTACTTAAGGTATCTGGATTTGACGTGTTTGGTAACCCAAAAGGCGGAGCCACAATTAACACTTTGGTTTCAAGTTCTGGATCAGCACTGTCAACAGCGCTAACAACTGACACAGCAACAGCGACACTTGGAACAAAAGAGCAGACAGTAACAATTCCTGCAACTGGTTCAGTAACAGTAGTTGCTTATGCAACAGTAGCAACAGCCGTAACAGGCTTAGCAGCACCAGTAGGTTCTGTAAGCGCTACAATTGCAGTTCGTGATATTGCTGGAGAATTAGCAGCAAAGAATGCAGAACTTGCAGCAGCAAATCAAGCACTTGCAACAGCAAATGCAGCATTAGCAGCAGAAAAGGCAGCACGTGCATCTGATTCTGCAACTGCAACAGCAGCAGCAGCAACTGCAAAGGCAGCAGCAGATCTTGCTAAGGCTACTTACATCGCAGAGTACAATGCTCTTGCAAAGAAGTGGAACGCAAAGAATCCAAAGGCTAAGGTTACTTTAAAAAAGTAACTTAAACTAACAACTAAGGGGATTAGCCAAGCGCTAGTCCTCTTTTTTGTGTAATAAAATGGTATAATCATCCTAACAGACATTGTCTGTATAAGGGGGAAAGGTTAATTAAATCATTACTTATAAAAATTGGATTAATTGGTTTGTTTTTAACTTTATGGATGCTTATATCTCCAGTCGATCATGCACATGCTAATGATGTTCCACCCCCAGCAGAACAAGTAATTGTAAGTCCTGCACAACAAGCAGTTAATTCTGCTCTATCTACAGCAACTACAGAAGTTCAACAGGCTGTTGATGCAACAACTACCGCAGCAATAGCAGTAAACACTGCACAAACAGAATTAAGTCAAGCCTCTACTGCTGTTACTCAAGTGACACAAGCAATTACTACAGCACAAACAAGTGTTGTTTTAATC